GGATTTGCTGCTGTTCTTCGAGCGGTCGGCCGACAGCAACGCCGGCTGCGTGCGAGCGGGCCGCGTATTCCCCGGGCGTCAACTCCTGCCCGAGATTTCCCGGCGTCCAGGTGTCAACAGTCGTGGGCGGCTTCTCGCCGCCCTTCGCGTCAGCCGGGAGGTTCCCCGGCGTCCAGGTGTCCACATCGGCCACGTCAGTATCCTCCCCCGCCACTGCCGGTCGGCGGCACCATCCGTTCGAGCAGCCCCTTGAGCCGTGGGTTCAGTTCGTAGCCACCGCCCGAAGTCTGAATCATCTCCGGCGTCACCTGTGTCTTCGTCTGGTCGGGTGCCGGCTCGGAGAAGTAGGAATCGTACTTCTGCTGAAGTCCGCGAATGCGATCTTCCATCGCCCGCGTCCGCGTGCCCGGCGGGTGGCGCGTCATCAGTTCCTTGATTTGCGTCAGGAGTTGCGATCCCATCTGCTTGCCAGCGGGGCCGATTTGCGGGTTCTGCGCGAGAGCCGACAACGACGTGTCGATCTTCCCGAGCGTTTCCTTGTGCTTTTCCATCTGAGCGGCCCGCTGGCCTTCCGGCGTGCCCGACTGGAACTTCTGCCGCTGGCCTTCGAGCGCATCCATGTGCTTCTGTACCTGAGCCTGGATCGCTTCATCCGAAGGCGGCGTCTCCTGCGTCTTGGCCCACTGGTGCGCGAGCTTAACCGCCGTCTCATAGTGCGTCAGGTAGTCTTTCTCGCCAAGCCCCTTGGTGCCACCAGCGCCAGCCGCCTTTGCACCCGCCACACCTTCCTTCATGGGCTTGTACGACCCGTCTTTCTGCACAAGCATCTGGTGAGCCTTCCCATTCTGCATGGCCCATTCCTCGCTCGCCGCCCGACCCTCCGGCGAGTGCGGGTCAAGCCCCAGGTCCTTCGCGTACTGGTCGGCGTCGGTCCGCGCGCCCGGGTCGATGTGAATTGCGATCTTCGCGTCGGGGTCGCCCGCGAGCGCCTTGTAGCGAGCATCTTCCAGCTTGGTCATGACCTGCGTGTGCTCGGTGAGCGCCGTCTGTTGCTTGATCTTGGCTTGGTTCTCCTGTTGCTGCATCCGCTGTTGGGCGATGTTCACATGCGTCATGCGACTCGCAATGAAGTCATCGGCCTCACGATCCGTCAGTGTCTTGCCGCGCTGGCTGTCCACCCACGCGATCGCGTTCTTGTCCTGTTGGAGCCGCATCTGCTCGGCCTGCGTCATCTCCTGCGAGTGGACCCACGCCTGCAAGTTGGCGTGCTGCTGTTGCATGGCGAGCCCGGCCTGGACACGCTGAGCCGCCTCCGAGTCTTGCGCCTGAATCGCCCGCTGTTGGGCGTAATCCTGCCGCACACCCTCACGCTCGCGCGCCGCGATGGCGGCCTGTGCGTCGTACCCGCCTTGCGCGATGCCGGCCAACCGCTCACCGTAGGCGGCGCTGTAGGCGGTCGGGAATGACTGGCCCGCGAAGTTGATCGGCATGGCTGACTCCTCAACCCGCAACGTTGCGGGTTGTGCTTTAGAGCGTTCCCGCCACTTGATTCAGGATTTGCTTCTCTTGCCCACCGTTGCCGGCGTCAGCGTAAGCCGTCATCAGGCGCGGCACCACGATATCCGTCAGCGTGGTCAGGGTCGCGGCGTCGAGATACGACAGCGCGCTACCAGCGAAATCCGCGTCCGCGAACACGCCGAGGAAGGGCCGACGCTCGGCGAGGTTCGAGAGCGTGTGGATCGCCTGAAGAAGCTGCTGACAGGCAGCAGCGGCTTGAGTTGCGAGGTTGAGCCGTTGCGGTTGCTGATTGCCCACAGAATTCTCCTTACGCTGCCGGGAAGAACTTCACGTCACCAAGTTTCGCCACGATATCGTTCGTTGCCGCTCCAATGCCAGCCGCTTGGCCCGTGATCTTCAGGACTTGCGTGTTGGTGAGCGTCAGGCCCGTGACTTCAGTGTAGGCGGTGTACGCGGCCAGAGCAGCCCCTTCCGTCGTGAGTGAGACCGCGACCCTCACAACTGACGCCGACACGCGGATGCACTTCACAAAGCAATCCCACGCGGCCGACAGCGAAAGGGTGAGCGTGCCGGTGTCGAAGACGAGCGTTCCACCGAAGTACACGCGCACCTGCCGCGTGGCCGTGCCGCTCGACACGAACACGCCGGCGTACTGGGCTTCGATCTTGTCGCCGTTCACCGAGAGCGTTGAAGCGGCGAGCGTGTCAGAGTACAGGTCCGTCTCACCGGTCGTGACGTTGCCGGCATTAACGAAGTGGTCGAAGATCGAACCGCCAACCCGAGCCGTCGAAGTTGAGCCACCGCACGGCACCGAGGCCGTGCCTCGCGCACCGTCAGCGTCTTCCTGAAACGCTAGTCGTGCCGCCGTGTCGTAAATGTAGTCTCGACGGCGACCCTTGCGTGTGGCGTCGGTCGAATCGGTCCAAGTCGTGTCGATCCCAACGATGTTGCGGCGGGCGTTCGTGGAAGTCATCTTCTGGAGTAGCAGATGCCAGAAGTCCGTCGTCGCCGCGCCCGAAAAGTCCTGACCGAGCAGGACGACGGGTCGGCCCGAGTTGTTGGTCCGGACGTAGAGCGGAGCCGGGTTGTTGGTGCCGTCGTTCGCCCCGATTTGCACGTCTTCGGGAAAGGCAATGAGCCGGGGCGACGTGCCGCTATACGCCTGAAGAACAACGACGCCGGGATAGAGCCATCGCATCCCCGAGCCGGTGTTGTCCCACTGCACGTTCTGAGCAGCAACGCCATTGGCGAGGAGCACGCGCGGAGAGCCACCCGCGAAGCCGATGTAGGTTCCCCGGACTGGCGTGGTTTCGGCGAACGGGCCGGACGCCCAGAGGAAACCGATGGTGGGGAGAAGCCCGCTCGCCATGTCTCACCCCAGGCGGTTCACGAAGCCCGAGACGAGCACCAAGTTCGCGGCGTCGGCAATCGCCTTGACGAGAAGACCGCCGTTCAAACGCAGACCCACGACGACGGGGATGGGACCGGACGACGGCGGCAGCGATACCGCCTTACACACGAGGTCGTCGGGATCGGTGACACCGCCAAAGCCAATCGTCACCGTCCGGATGTTCGTGTCGGTGTTGGTAACGAACAGGGTGATCTCATCGAACGATGTAGCCCCCGCGACAGCTGTGTGGATGAGTGTCGCGGAGCCAAGGACCGTGGCTGCGACCTTGATGGGCCGACCTGAAGTCGAGCCAGACAGGAGTAGAGGCGTGATAATCACCCGACGACTCCGTAACTTACACGCGAAGCGAAGGCTCGGCTGGCGAGCGCGGCCGAGGCGTCTTCAGGATGCGGCAGACGTAGGCTATCCATAAGCGCCACCTTCTGGCCGAACACTTCGGTAGCGAGCACCGATCCGCCGCTCGGACCCACGGTCCACGCCCCTTGCCCCGTCAGCACGAGATCGCCATTGAAAATGAGTGCGTCGAGAATGTCGGCGATGTGGTCGATCGCGCGCCGCACGCGAAGTTCGGCCTGTGGGGCACGGGGAACCAGAGAGAGTGTCGCCACGGTTCAACTCGCAACGTTGCGGGTTCACGAGAAGTCGCCGCCGCCGCTCATGCCGTAATCTGCCGGAGCGTACCCACCCGCATAGCCAACCGCCTCACGCATCGGGTACTCGGCCCCGCCGCCGCCCGTGTAGGTCGGCCCGGTCGCCCACGAACCGAGACCGCCGCCCATGCCGCCGCCCCCACCCGTGTAATCGACGCTCTCGCCGTAAGTCGGGCCGGGCGCACGAGCCATCGGGTAACCCAACTGCGGACCGGGGATGCCACCGCCACCCATGCCCATCCCACTCATGCTGCCGTAGGCACCGGGGTTGGGCGCACCGATGCCGATGGAGCCGAGGAACCCCAGCCCAGCCTCGCCGAGTTGCGTCTGAGCGAGGAGACCCTGTTGTGCGGCCCCTAGACCTGCCAGCCCAATTTGCGACTGATAGCCAGCAATGATGTTAGCGAAGGCGTTGCGGCTGGCTGTCACCTCGCGTGATCGGCTCCCCGCGATTCCCGTCTGCACACTTGACTGGATCGTGGTGTTGCCGAGACCACGGTTAATGAGGTCTTGGCTCGACTGGCCCGAGAGCGCGGTGTACTTGCGGTTGATGTCCTGCACGTTCGAGCGGTTGGCACCCCGCAGGCCGCCCAACACTGCGGCCGAGAGCGCTCCGTACTGCCCTGGCATCGCCGCCCAGCCACTTGCCGCCTGCGCGGCTGTCTGGTTGTAGAGGTTGACGCCACTCCCGATTTGCCCCTGCACGGCACCACGGTAGGCGTTGTACGCGCCCGGGTAGCTGGACGAGTAACCCGGCAGACTGAACGATCCCATCATTGCGGCCATTACTCATTCTCCACTTCGTATAATAGCGGAGCCGAGAAGATCGTGAGTCTCCCCGGCCCCTGAACACAACCCGTGTAGAGGCACGAGTCATGTCCGACAATCAGTCTACGGTTGAGTACCGCCCAATTCCAGGATTCCCCGGCTACCGTGCTGGCAACGATGGCAGTGTGTGGAGTCAGTGGAAGTGCATTGCTTTGGGCCGGCCACACGGATTTCATTGGGCTATTGGTGATGAATGGCACCGACTGAAAACACTTACGGTTCGCAAGGGGTATCTTCAGATAACCCTTCGGCGCAACGGCAAGAGTTTTCAGAGGACAGTTCATCGTGTCGTGCTCGAATCCTTTGTTGGCCCTAAACCCAAGAAACACGAGTGTCGTCATTTCCCAGACCGCAACCCTGCGAACAACGCTCTCGTCAACCTTTCGTGGGCCACACGCGAACAGAATGAGGCTGACAAGAAGTTCCATCGTGCCCAAAAGGTCTAACGGCCGCGACGCCTGACTTTACTAACTTGGACGGGTAGGGCCGCTCTAATTGATTCGAGCGCCCAGGGACTTACACCTTTGAGCCGAATATAAATTGCGTGCCCCGCCCGGCGGATCGCCTGCGTCAAGTTCCGACCCGGCCCGAACGTCCCACTCATCACCGGCGTTGATACTAACGCCTCTTCGGCCGTCGTACCCACAAGAATCTCATAGGTGACGGGATCGCTCACCTCCGCGAACGCACCCTGAATCGACTTCAGCATCACCTCATCCATGTTGGCCGTCAGGATGGGGCCGATGATGACTTCGCTCGCAATCGCTACCCCATCGTCGTCCTCAGCGGTGTAGACAGCAGCCCGCACATACCCATCCCACGAGCCGATGAGGCACACCCGATCCCCCGGCAGGTTGCCGTCGAGCGTCACGCAAGCGAGCGGGTTGTGGTTCTTGTTGGTGAAGCTGTCGGTCCACCACGCATTCGTCCGCAGTTCGTAGAAGAAGTGCGTCGTGGCCGCTACCGCGTCGAGTTGGGTGACCCAGACGTGCAACCCCTGGAACCGATCATCCCACTGGAGCCGCACGCCGTTCTTGCCCGTGTCGATCGCGCGGAGGAGTTGGTCGATCGCCGTACTCACCTGCACCGGAGCCTGACCGGGTACGAGTGTGTAGATGACGCCCAAGTTCGACATGAAGTAGATCGTGCCCGTGGGGTCCATACACCACGCCTGCCCCCACGCCGCGCCAATCGAGCTCGACACGAGATCGACTTGACCGCCCGCCATCGGGTCACCACGCATCATGTAGATCGTGTGGTCGCCGAGGAAGATCAGCACGTCATCGGTGTAGGGGATCATCCCCGTCACCACGTCGCCGATCAGCCCGAGCGAGGAGTTGTTGCCAGCGACGGCCTGCGTCGCGCTGGGATCGACCGGGTTATCGTCGAAGTTCGTCGGATCGCTCACCTTCGACATGAACCAGTTCTGAGAATCTTTGATGAGGCCCGAGAGCACGGTCCGCCCGCGCCAAGTGCAGATCAGCCTTGGCTTGTTGCCATCACTATCCACTGGCAGCGTGCCGGCCGAAGCAACCCAGGTGTTGACCGTGTTGTTGGACGGGTTGTAGAAGACCCAGTTCGCACCGTCGGCGAAGTACAACTTCTGGTTGTTGGCCGCCGACTGCATGACGCCCGTAAAGTTGAGCGGCGGGTTGTTGCCCGTGTTGTTGGTCGGCGTCGTCCACGCCACGTCGCCCGGCACGGCGACGTACACATTGCCCTGACTCACCGCGACCAGAGTAACAACGCGACCGGATTGAGAACCTTGCACGGGACCACCAGTGCTGGGGTAACCGACGCCTACGAGCACGTCGAGTTGCTGAATGAGCCAATCGGCGACGACCGCCTGCGGAATGTACTTCACCAACCCCGGCCGCGATCCGCCGCGCGTCCGCTGCTCGTGCGGCTCGAACGCCCGCACGTTGTTGCCGACCGCGCAGGTGTAAAGGACATCGCCATCGGGACCTGGGCGGCGCGGCCAGCGGTTGAAGCCGAGGGAGAGGTCGATCCCTGCCTTCGGGAAGTGGAGACTGAGGTATTGTTCGCTATCGGCCATCTCAACTCGCAACGTTGCGGGTTCACGGGTGCTTCTTGAACGTCGCGGCGACAAGCGCCGAGAACGTGCTATCGAGTTGGAAGTTGATGTTGACAGTACCCACTCCCAGCCCCAGCCGATCCGCCACGGACGCAGTACCACCCCCACCAACCGGGTTTTGCCGCTCATTCGTCACAGGCGTCGTCGGCGGCGTGATCGTGACGCCATAACCACCCAGGGACACCACAACCACATCCCCCGTTGAAGCGGCAATGGCCCCGGTCGCAATCGTTGTCGTCACACCGTCGTTTTGTTCCGCCGTACCCGAAGCGTCGAGAACGCCGACCGTGGCTGCGCCGCTGTAGTTGAGGAGCGTCACGTTGCAGTTGTTGGCCCCTGCCGAGGGTGTTACCTGCACCGTCTTGTCATTGGCGACACCCGTTGAGACCAGAAACCAGAGTGACACGCGATCGTGGAAGTCGCCGACGTTCGACGGCGCGACGCCGGCGTGGGCATAGGAACCGGCCTGCGTATAGGGCGTGCCACCGCCGTTCGTCACCGTGACGGTGGGATTGGGGTCACCTGCACCAGCATCTTGCGATTCCGTGGAAATGCAGGCGACAAGGAGCGAGCCGGAGGCGACGGCACTGGGCAGGACGACCGAACCGATACCACCCCCACCGACGATGAGGCTTGCGGCCTGCTGGACGAACTTGATCGAACCCGGTCCCGGCGGCGGGCTGGCATTCTGGTTGGGTTGGTTGCCCCATCCGCCCAGCGGCACGAACTGGCCGGGATTGCGCGGATCGGGAACCCACGTTCCGTCGGGCGTGAGGAAGTTCTGGCGGAGCGCCTGTTCGGTCGGGTCCACGATGTAGTTCAAATGCTGAACGAGCTGCGCGCCGCCGGGAATCTGGCCGGCGATGTACTTCACCAGCCCCGGCCGCTGACCACCACGAGCACGCAACCCGAGCACGTCACGAGCCCGCACGTTGTTACCAACGGGCGTGGTCTGCGGGGGCTGCTCCTCGAACTCGCTGTTGAGTTCGAGACCCTTTAGGGGGAAGTCGAGGGGAACGTAGCGCTCAGCGTCGGGCATGTGTCAATCCGTGGTCTGATCCCAGATGAGCCCCAGCGTCGCCAGTTGGTCAAGTAGGTTATCGAGCGCTTGATTGCCGCCGGTGCAGCCGGTGACGGTGGGTTTGATGATCGGCGCGAACCCGTAGAAGCCGAGTTTCGAGAGATCAGAGCCGATGATGACGTAACTGCCACCGCCGGCTTCCTCTTCGGGATAAGCCTGAAAAACTACTTCCCGGTCGTCCCCACTCCTCGCTTCAATCGCCGCTCGCACGACGACAGGTTCACTGTAAAAGGTTGCCATCGGAATCCCTGGGCTGGCCGTTCAAGTAAGACTCCAAGCTCCACCCGTCGAGTCACCGACGTAGGCGCTATCGAGGGTAAACGTCGTCGGTGTTGGCGTCGAGAGTAGCGCATGGTTCACATTATAATCCGTGCGCGACGTTCCACTGATAGTGACATCCGGTATGCCAGTTATCCCGTGCGGCGCGGCTGTCGTCACGAGCAGTGAAAATGGATCGCCACCATTTTGAACAATGGTCAGAATCGTGTGGGCAGCATCAACGCCACCTCCCGACTGCCCGACCGGCCGCTTGACCCGCACCGGCCGCTTCAGGCGTCTCGTTCGCACGGCCGTCTCCACACGACACCTCAGTACATGGCGACAAGCGCGTTGCAACTCGTGGCAACGCCGCCCGTCGTGAAGGTCAGTTCGAGCTTCTGAAACCCCTTCATGTCCACGACAAGGCACCCGGCATTGGCATCATTGGCCGGCGAGTTGATGTCGATGTTTTGCCCGTCCTTCCCGCTCGTACCGACAACAGCGATGGTGTCAGCAAAAAGTTCCGTGGCGAGTACCACCCCGCCGGCCGCACCGTGAGCGTTAGCCGACACCGTACAGAGGACTTCACACAGAAGCACCGGAATCCACACGGCGTCGGAGACTTCCGGCGGGTACTTGCCGTGCGGCTTCTGCCGGTCATAGGCGATGCGCCAGCCGATGACTCGCACCGAGAACGTGTTGTTGTCGGCCCCCACGGCGAACGGGCAGATGATGACAAGGTTCTCGGCAAGGCCACCTTCGGCCGGGTCAGTGAGGTCGAAGACGGCACTGGTGGTCTGTGCCGCTGCATCGCCGATTCCGGTTGGCTCCGTCACCACACCCGCAGCCGACACCCCCGCAAGAACACCTTGGCGCGTGGGGAAGCCGTTGTCCGTCGTGTTGGTGCGCCGGGCACGGGTGAAATACTTCGAGAGTGTCTGAAGTGCTACTTGGTTGTCGGCCACGGCTCACCCTCCGGCTGGGTCAACTCGCAACGTTGCGGGTTGTCACTTCTGCGGAACGACCGGCGGGATCGCGGGCATTGGCACCGGAGCGGCCGGAGCGCACGGGCTCGCCACCACGACGGCTGCACCACACGAGCTAGCACCGCGAGTTCCGGTCAGGAATCGCGGGAACAGCATCGGTCGGCTCTCGGCACCGAGAGCCGCGCGACGGTGTTCGACCACTCGCAGCAAGGGACCGGCTTGCGCCGAGAGTGCGCACACGAGCGAGCCCAGGATGAACACCAGGACCGCCAAGAAGGCGGTGAAAAGGAACCCAAGGTTCCGGTCGAGATCACGGATCAATCCCATCGTTAACTCCTGTGATGGTGTTCTTGAAGTCTTCCACCCACGCATCGTCGACCAACAGCGCTGCGAACGGCAGCACGGCTACGCAGAGAGCCAGAAGTCCCAAGATGACGAGAAAGTACCACCAGTTCGTCTCGAAGCACCAGTTGTACTCGGGATCGCCTCCGGACATGGCATCCTCGCTGGCGGGGGAGCGGGCGGCGGCACGGGCGGGAACGGAGGAACCGGCGGGATCGGGATGTTGAGGCCCAGGTCCTTCATCAGTTGAAAGATCGAGGTCTCGATCATCTGGATATTTTTGCTCTGGATCGACATCCACAGCATGAGCACATCCATCATGATCGCCTGCCAGTTGGGCGCTGCCCCATAGGTCGCCTTCAGGGCCGCCAACATCCGGTCGTGCGCGGCCTGATGCACGGCATCGAGCTGCGGCACGCCGGGCGTCACGGCCACCAGCACACCGTTCTGGTAGGTCAACGTGCCGCTAAACCCCACGCCGGGCACGGGCGGCTGCGGTGGGACCGGGGGGATTGGCGGAATCGGTGGGATCGGCGGCACGGGAGGAGCCGGCGGGAGCATTCCGACCGTGGTGGGGTTCCGCACGTAGGCTTCCGCACAGGTTCCGTCAATCCAATCCTGATCGACAAAACCGACCGTATTCCACGTGTAGAGGATGTAGCCGAAGCGGTCGGCGGGCACTGCGGCCGGCAACGGCTGGCCCATCGCCTGATAGCAGAAGGCCGCCGACCCGTACCCAAAGAGGGGTACACAGTGGTCCGTGTTGGGATAGTCCCCCTTGCCTAACCCGTACCAACCCGACTTGTTCCCGGCCCCGCTCGGCAGCGCGTTGGCGTCGATGGCGATGTTCACCGGCCCGACGTACAACGCCGCGCTCAAATCGGCCGTCTTCGTGTAATCCACCGAGTAGTAGGAGCCTTCCCGGTATGTCGCACCACCCACGCTCATGCCCGTCTTTTGCATCACGTCCATGACTTCGGTGAGCGTTGCCCCATTCAGCCAACCGTGCTTCCGCGCGAAGGCGATCACCTCAGCATCCGTGGCGCACACTTCCTTGTCCGCACCAAGACAGCGGGTTGACCACGCGGCGAGGCTCGCCGCCGTCTGCGCACTCACGCAGTCGCCGTACTGGTTGTTGCCCCAATAGCTCGTCTTGGGCGGCACGGCGGCGAATTTGTCGGGCGCGGCGAACGCCGGACGAAACTGCGGGACCGCCATCATCTTCGCATTGGTGGTCCGCTTCGCGCCGCGAGGGAAGCCCTTGGCTGGCGCGGGTGCCGGCTGCGGGGCGGGCTGTGTCGCAACGATCAGGTGTTTCCCGGTGGGGTCGTTGAACCACTCGACGCCCGGGGGCTGCGCCGGCGCGGCGGCCAGCGGCAGGACGAAGAGACCCAGAACGAGGAACATAACACGGCGCATGAAACCCTCAGTGGTTAGTTGACGACTGTGACGATCCCCGCCATCTTGGGGTCGCCGTCCGCGTGGTAAGGGTAGGTGCCGGCGGCCGAGAACGTCCGACTCCACGACACCGCACCCGAAACGAATATCTGATCCGACTTCGTGCCATCATCGAAGACGATTGTGTGCGGCGGCGCGGTGCGGTTCGTCCACTTGACGAACTGATCCACGCGAGCGATCACCTCGGCGGGTGAATACCGGCCAACGGTGATCTCGACTTCGACAGGGGGAATGACGGCGGGGTTCACAAGACACCTCACGGTCCTGACCACGAACCTTTCGCCGGTCCATAGCCGAACAGACCAGCAACGGCCAACAACACGATCAGCCCGAACGCGATCCAGACGACAGTTCGCACAATTTCGATCACGGCGAGTTTCGTCATCGCCCAGTCCAGAAAAAGAGCGATGATCGCACCCACCACAACAATCACCACCAGTTGCAGAAGTTTGCCGATCATAGATCACTCTGTTCGCTTGGAGGATGCACAGCTTCAGTTCTCACCTTCTCGCGTTCAGCCAGAGTCGCGGTTGCCGTGGCTTCACTCCGCGTCGTCGCCACCAAGGCGTCCTTCATCGAGTTTGTGGCCGTCTCGATTTTCTGCACATTCGTCTCGATCCGCCTTGTCCTCAAGTACAAGACCGCCAACCCGATCAGTGCTGGGATCGAGTTGATAAAAGCAGTAACCAACTTGTCCAAGATTTCAACAACGCTGGCGAGGGCGAACATCACCTACTCCTTTTCACGCTTTCCACCAACCCGCAACGTTGCGGGTTGGCTCACGGCCGCAGTTGCGATTCCAGATGCTTGACCCGGGCCACCAGTTGTTGCAGCGCCCCCATCATGAGCGGAACCAAATGCTCGTACTCGACAGTCCAGTTCCCGTGGTCAGGGTTGTCGCACTTCATCCCGGCCCGACACTTCGGGCAGTTCTTCCCGCCCCCGGCGTTGACCACCCACGGGAAGGCGTCGATCGTCTCCTGCGCGATGAAGCCGATGTAACGACCCCGGCTGTTGGGGCCGAAGTCTTCGTTGCCGTCAGTGGGCAGATCGTAGGTGTACTCCACGAGCCGGGGGGCATGGGCCAGGGCGTCGAGCGCATCCCCCTTCCACGCTACCACATCTTTCTTCACGCGCACATCCGACGTGACGTTGATCGAGGCGTTGCCGATGAAGTAGGCCACCGTGCCGGCCCCGTGGCTCGCCTGCGTGAAGGAAGCGTTCGTCACGTCCGTTGTCGTGAACGCCGTGCAGATGATGGAGCCTGCGGCCGTCACGTTTGTTGGGGCAGCACCGAGCGAGGTCAAGACGCCGGTGCCCGTGATCCGGAACCGCTCGGTCACCGCCGGCTTGAAGATGATGTTGCCCGCCAGTGGCGAGCCGCCCGTGCCGACCGCTCCCGTCTGAACGATGGTATCGCCGGACACCCCGCCCGTCTGCGTGCCGTTGCCACCAGAGCCCGAACCGATGGTGAACGAACCCGACGCGCCACCCGTATTGCCGGAGCCACCGGACGCCGCGCCGCCCGGTCCCGACAAGATCGAGACCGCCCCCGACGCGCCGCCGACATTCGTACCCGTCGTTGCCGTGATCGCCCCACCCGCTCCGGTGGCAACCGTCAGGGTGCCCGACGCGCCACCCGTGCCCGTGCCCGAGACGGCACCGGAAACGGCACCGCCCGCCCCGGTCGTCTCGGCAAAGGCACCGCCGGCACCGCCGGTCGAGGTGACGGTTGCTACCGATTCGGCACCACCGGCCCCCTGTGTGATCGTGAACGCACCGCCCGCACCGCCCGTGGCGGCCGTGACAGCGGCCGTTGCCACACCACCGGCACCGCTCACCAGTGAATAACCGCCGCCGACCCCACCGACGCCCGTGGTGGCAATCGTGCTGTTGCCGCCAACGCCACCCGTGGCCGTCAACTCGGCGGTCTGCGCCGTGCCCGGCGAGGTGGCAACGGCCGCAGGCGTTGAGGGAGTCGGCAGGGCGATGGTCGAGTTCGACAGGAAGTAGGCATCGGCCAGCCGCCAGAGGGAGTTGACGGCGATGAACTGGTAGAACTGGTTGGCGGCCGAGATCGTGAACGTCGTGTCGCCATTGGCGTTGTACCCGCCCGTCACGGTGACGGTGATCGTGCCGGCGACGACCTTCCCGGTGATCGTGATGATGTCGCCGTCGGCGGTCGGGGCCGGCAACGTCCGCGTCTCGGCACCCGCCGAGGTCAGGGCACAGACGGCCGGCGAACGGTCAATCCCCAAGACGCCGCCGATGGTGCCGGCGTTGCCCGGATCGACCAACTGCATGTACAGGTTAGCTTTGTGCCCGTCTTGGAGAATACGTCGAGCCGACATGGGGTTCCTCCTGGCAAGCCCGAAGGCCGCACGAGAACCGGGAAGCCATCCGTGTTAGGGAAGCACTCCGTTGAAGGTCGTCGGGCCGAGGTAGCCGAGTTCGTACATCCACCCCTCGCGCCCGAACTGAGCACCACGCCGCCAATCGGAGCGGTCGTAATTCTTGCCCAGCGTCTTCGGCTGGTGCCGGCGGTCATAGTTGATGCTTGCGGCCAGCGCCCGCAGGTAGTTCGCGTTCTCCGGTCCCGGTTGGTTATCGAGGAAGAGTTCGGCCGCCGCTCGGGCCGCCGCCTTGAACGTCTCCGCGTGTGCCGCACCGCCGTAGGGGAACGGGTTCAGGCTCGTGAGGTAGTCTGGCAGGATCGAGTATCGCACCCGCAGTGTGTAATCCTCCGTCGCCTGCGGATAAACGTACAACTCGCTCCGGCTGCTCCGCGTCGCCGTCGTGCCCTTCAGAATCCGTTCGGCCGCCATGATCGGCCTACCCGTGGCACTCGGCACCATCGCGTACCGCTCGTCCAGTTGCGCCTCACTGACGATGGGGACCGGCATGAACAAGCCGCCCTGCGGACTCGTCACCCGCGAGACCGCAAACTCGCCCTCGAACCCGCCGAAGTCGTCGGGCAGGTGCGAGCTACGCGTACCTGTCAGGAACGGGATGTCGGCGGCGGGCCGCAGGAACGACCACTGGTAAGCCGTGTCGCGGGGATCGACACTGGCTTGAAAGTAAATGTTCCGCAGGCACGTCTCGACGCACGACTTGATGTCGCGCTGCTTGGCTGGTGTCCACGCCTCTTCGTCGTTATCCGGTCCTCTGCCCCAGCCCAAAAACCAACCAACCTCCCCTTGGAGGTCGGTGAGTTTCAGCGCTAGGGTGGACTCAGGCACTCCAACTCCTCAACCCGCAACGTTGCGGGTTCACTCGTCCTCGTCCGGCGTGTTGTCTTCCGGCGGCAGTTCCGGATCGGGCGGGTTCACCGGCCGCGCACCGGCCGCTTCGATCACCGAGACGAGCCACGCCATGTCCGGCACGAGCCGGGCCGGCACCGAGGGGATGAACAGGTTCCGCTTCACCTCGTCCGGGTTGTCGAGCGCCAGTTCGGTGAAGAACGACTTGATCTCCCCGAACTTGGTAATGTCGGCACCCTTCAGGTCAACGCCCTTGTCCACCAGTTCGCAGAGCCACAGGCACTCCGACACGACCAACCCGGCCAGCCGGCGGATGACGCGCTCCTCAACGTCCTTGTGCTTCACCCGGCCGCCGTAGAGCCGCACGAGTTCCGCACTCCGGCGGCGGATGTCCAAGTACCGCTCCTTCGGCTTCTTGACGATCTTTTCCCGCTTGGGCTGCTGTTCAGCCGCCGGAAGCATTTCGGCAGAGGCCATGACTCAGTACCCGCCCTTCGTGCTCTGGTAGGAGAAGTGGGTGGACCCACCGCTCTTGGTCGAGTGTTTGCCCGTGTGATGCGCGCCGATCTTGCCGGACGCCCCGTGGGTCGAACCCTTGCGACCCTTCTTTCGCATCCGCATCCCGGCCTTCATCTTGCCGGTCGGCCCTTTCTGCTTGGACGTGCCCACCTGCGTCACGTCCGCCGTGCCTTCCGACGACGACACCTTGCTGCTACCATCGGGAGCAGACGGCCGACCGGGACCGGGCGTGGTGGTCGGGTAACGGTAGAGACCCTTGTTCGGCCCCTTGCCCTTTGAGCTGCGTGCCATCGTCTTCCCCTTCTTGCCGACGTGGGCTGGGAGCTTGCCAGGGTTATCGAACCCATGCTTCTTGACCCACGCGTGCCCGAACTTGGCGTTCAAGTAGGCACGCTGGGCTTGCGACTTCGCCGGCATGAAAACTCCCGGCTGACGGGGCGGCTATCGGGTGACACGCCCGGGGGGCCGAAAGCGCTTGGCCCCTCCGTCGTCCCCGGGCCGGGAGTGTCAACTCGCAACGTTGCGGGTTGAGCCAGGGGGAGCCGGCGAGCAATAACTGTAAACCTCAAGCGCCGCGTCCGCCGCCTTTTCACCACCAAGGCCGGCATCGCAAAGCTTCTTGATGGCACCACACACCTTGTCGATCTCGGTGGCGAAGTCCAACCCAGCCGGCGGCGGCTCCGGATCGGGCGTCGGGTCGGGCGTCGGATCATCCGGCCCCAGATCATCCAGTTCGGTCGGTGCCGTCTTCGTCGCCTTCTTCTTCGACATGGTTCACTCCGGTTAGAACGTAAGTTGCGCCGCACGCCACCAGTCAATCGACGCCGTGCCGGGCGACGTGCCGGCGGCGTTCAGGCCCGCGATCACGAGACCCATCGTCACGTCGTTCGGGAAGTCCGTGCCCTGCGCCACCGGGATGTTCTTCGACCCCGAGAGCCGCACACCGTCCTGGTAGAAGGACAGCATGTTGGTGCCGGGGAAGTCCTTGTCGGTGCCCCGCTTGAACTTGAACGCGATCTTCGTGAACGTCGCGGCCACAAGCGCCACGGCGTCGGTCTGCACGTTGACCGCCGTAACGCCATTGGCCTTGTAGACCGTGTTCATGATCGCACCGCCCGTACCCGCAACCGTGCGAGCCGTCTCGGGGCGGAAGAAGCCCACGAGGTTCTGATCGGCGATGGCACCGGCCGCCGTGATGGGAACGATGTTCGTCAGGACCGCATCTTCCATCATCCCCACGAATAGGTCCGTCTTCGTGTCGGCGATGGTCGAGACCGCGATCCGCGCCTCGAACCACAGTTCGCGCGTCGAGCGGTCGATCCGGAACGGCGTTGAGAGCGTGCGGATCGACGCGCCTTCGTTGTCGTCGTCCGAGCCGAACGTCCAGACGCCGCCCTGTGTGGTCGTGTCAGGGTTGATGCCCGTGCCGCCCGTCGAGGAGAACTGAGCGTAGCCGTGCTCGGCAGCCCAGTTGCCTTCCGTTGTGGCAAGCGTCTTGAAAAACGACGTGAAATCGTCCCAAAAGTAGTAGCCGGGAACGATGCCTTCCATGAGTTCGTTCCACGGGCAGTCGCCCCAGACGGTCCCCGACGGGACACGGCTCGTGTCGAGACCGGCGAAGCGAGCGTTGCCAGACATTGCGAACCCCTCTCAAACACCGCGAGTGGACACCCCTCCGAATATCGTGGGGCTAGTCATCACGGCATGGTGGTGTCAGTGGCGAGCACGCACTGGCGACGGCGGTTGCGGCATTGCGTGTTAAACCGGCTGACGTTGTGGACGGTGTGAACCGTGGGCTGGTTGGGGTTCACCGGGACGGGGATTTCCTTCATCCACCACTCCCGGAGCCGCATGGCGAAGATTTCGCCCCAGTTGAGCCCGTACACCGGGTTGGTCGTGTCCTTGTCGAGTTCCTTCACGAAGCACACCGGGGCACGGCGGAACTGCACCTTGCCGTCCATCGGTGCCACGTCTTCGCCCAAGTTCTCGTTCTGCGCTTCAAGGATTTCCTCGAACGTGCCCAAGACCGGGTAGTTCGTGTACCACCCGTAGTCGTCGCCGAGGTTGTACACCGGCATGTCGTCCACGAGCGGCATGAAGTCGGTGTAGACCGCCGCGCGGCGCATCTTGCGGATCAAGTCTTCCTTGGCGACGGTGCCGTACTGCGTCGCGTAGTTCCGCCAGCGCGGGTAGGTCGTCGAACTGAGAGAGCCGACCGTGGTGAAGCCCGAGGGCACCGTGCCGTTGAAACCGTCGTTGTTGGCCGAGGACGCGGCCGTGTTGCTCTTCACCACCCAGTACGGGATCGGGAAGAAGTCAAGATCATTGGAGGCCGAGGGCGTGGCCCACAACAGTTGCTCCATCTTCACGATGAAGTCACCGAAGGCGGACAACCGCCGCACCTGCATGATATCCACGATCTTCGACGCGCCCGAGTTCATCACCTCTTCCGCGCCTTCGATTGCCCAGTTGAACGTCATGCCGCGCCACGGCACCTCGCCGAAGGTCATCACGTTCGGGATGTTGACGACGGCGGTGAAGCCGAGCGGCACGGAGCGGGCCGAGCCGTTCGTGTCGAACATGACGTTCCAGCGCACCGTGGGGCCGCTATCCCACGTCACCTTCTTCTGGCGGAAGATGCGCTTGAGCGCGATGGTGTTCTGGTAGTCGGACGCGAGATCGGTGAACTTGAGCCGCCCGAGTTCCGGTAGTGATACGGAAATGAGGTCGGCGATGTTGGACGCCTGAAGCGACATCGCGGAGGCTCCCTTGCGTAAGGGTCACAACCCGCAACGTTGCGGGTTGACAGTTCACCAGCCGTGCGCCCCGGTCGTTAGTACGACCGCCTGGATGGGCGTCGGCTCCGGTCCAAAGACCTAATCGTTGCCGGGCAGATCATCATTCTCGTCCGACGTGCCGACGTGGCCGGGGTCCAAGCCCCGCTCCCGCATGTACCCGGCAACCTTCTGCTTGGCGGCCTGGACGCCCTTCGGCTCGGGCGCGCCGTTGCGGTTCGAGGGCTTGGCGATTGAGCCATCCGCCCACTCGTCGACCGTCTTGCTCACCTTGGGCTTGGGCTTCGGAGTTGGCGCAGGCGTGTCCCCGTAGGTCGGGGCGGGCGTCTGCTCGGGATCGGCTTCCGCCTTCTTGGGCGCGCCGCAGAGCGACCGCACGGCAGCCGTCAGCTTGTCACGAATCGCGCGGCCCGAATCGTCCTGAGTAATCTGTGCCGCCGCGAAGATGCGGTTCCGCCGCTCCTGATGCTCCTTCGCCACTTCCGGGAGCGTACCGCGACCGAACAGGTGTTCGTACCCACCATCGGCGAGGCCAGCGAATGTGTCTTCGACGTGTTCCAAGAATGTGCGGTCGGTACGGTCCTTGTCTTTCTTCTCCATCTCCGCGATCTTCTCAGCCGACTTCTTCTCGGCTTCCTGCGCCCGCTTGTGCATCGCGCGCATGGTGCGAGCCATCCGCGCGTCGATGTAGTTGTCCCGCTCCATCGCGTCGATGTCGGCCAACTCCGGATCGGCCGGCGGCGTCGGCGTGGGAGCCGGCGTGTCCACCTTCGGCGCGGCGTGTCGCGGCTGCGACTGCTGTTCGGCCGCCACGCGGGCCTGCTCGAAGTGGATTTCCGCCATCAACTCTTCGCCCGACATGCGGTCGATGTCGGGTTGGGGAATCCCGTAGCTCGTGGCGAGTCTCACGAGCCGGGGACTGTGAACTGCCTTTTTCGGCTCATCCGGCGGGGGCGGTTTGGGGGCCGCTGGTGGTGTGCGTGTGGAGGTGACTGGCTCGCTTGTGCCTGGGAGATCGTCGTCTTCTGGCGCTGGCATCGGATTGCTCCTGTGCCAGCCACACTAGGCTTGTGACGTGCCGCACCGCAAGAACGCGATGCCATCACATCATCGAGCGGAAATAATTCGCGGTGCGTTCAGACGGGCAAAAGTAGCTCGTTCCAGAGGTCTTGAACGGGAATGTGGTAACACTCCGCGATCTTGTAAGCCAGCCGCAAGGGCGGGTCTTTACTGCCGTGTTCGAGGCGGTTCAAGTAAGTGTCGCTAATGCCGATTTGCTCGGCCGCTTCCTTGAGCGTCAGCTTCAGGTTGAGTCGAACAGTTTGCAGGCGGGTGCGCCAGAATCGACCCTGACGCTCACCAGCAAGCGTATCGGTCTGGGTGTGTGGTCCCATCGCCGGCTCCCGTGGTCAACCCGCAACGTTGCGGGTTGGGCTCAGGTGTTACAGATCAGGTATTCCATCTGGCAAGCGCCTGTGTCGGCTATCGCAAACGGGACTTGCGCCCCACTGCCAAGCCGGCCACACCAGAACTCGCCGGGCAGGAGTTTGGCGAACTTGGCCCCGCCCGTCGCCACCCGCAATTCGATGAAGTTCGTGAGATCGCGGTTGATGAAGATTGCCCAACCCGGCGTCGTCACCTCGCCGAGCACGACAGCCTCTTCCGCAGTGCCAATGTTTTGTTTGTTGTGGATGAACTTCTTGGACGCGACCGTGGCGACAAGCGTTGCGAGCGGCGTCAGGGAAACATCCGCGTTCTCGCTGTCAGCATAGGTGAGCGAGGCGGTAGGTGTGATTTCATTCGCCACGGGCGCACCTCAGTTGAAGTAGCAATCGCGGGAGTACAGGCTGCGAAGTAACCCCATCTGGATCGGAGTATCCCACCCCATCATCAGCCACCACCACGGGTAGATCGTCACCGAGCACTTCATGACTCGAAGCCGTTGTTGAAGTGGTAACCTTCCAGCTTCCGCAGTTTCTTGTACGCCTTCGCGTCGGGGATGATCGCCCGGCCCGAGTTCGGACTGTACTCGACGTTGACCCCGTGCCGCTTGTTGCGGGCGTTCGCCTGTTCGACTTGCTTGGGGTGGACGGCGCAGGCATCGGACATCATCGGCCAGCAGCCCGAGCGGTGACCGAAGTTCGGCATCCCCTCGCGGTCGGGGAACGCTTCGGCGAACTCTTCCTCCGACACCTCCTTGCCGTCGATGAAGTAGGTGAGACAGTCTACCCACTCGCCCGCGTCATTGAGCCGACGCTTGTTCTCGATGCGGCCGTTCATTTCCCACTCCTGATCGCTCCGGCGATGTTCGCCCCGGCCTTCTTCAGTTAATGGTTGTAATCCCGATCCGGCTCCGAGCCGTAGTAGTCTTCCGCGATCTTCGCGCACCGCTCGCGTTCTTCCTCACGAGCCATCTTCGCTTCCTGTTCGAGATAGGCTTTGATCTTGAAAACCGCTGACGCTGTGGGATCGGCCACCCCGTCAGAGGCGTCGGTAATTCCCCACTCATTCACGAGATCGCGTGCGCATCCTTCCGGCGTCAGTCTCGGGTCTCGTTCACTCATTGCTCATTCCCCTTCCCGTTCTGGCCCGCTGCCATCAACTGCGTGCGCAGGTCGTTCGCCTTCGCCGCTGGGCTATTCTGCCCCACACTGACCCGCGTGTACGTCCCGCCGTTCATGGCCGGCGAGCGCGGCCCGATCCCCGAGTCGGAACCGGACGGCGCATTCGTGGCGTCTTCGCCCATCGGCTCGGCGTACTTGAACACCTTCTGCACGTCGGGCTCGTCCCCGTACTTGGCCTTGAGATCGAGGTACGCGTTGATGTCGAACTGCACGCCCTGAGACTGAAGCAACTGCATGAGCGGCGTCATCTCCGCGACGACGGAGGTGAGGAACTGACTCCGCTGCTGGGGCGTCGTGTGCGCCAGCGAGTAAGGATCGACCTTGAGGTTGGGGAGCGGCCCCTGCCGCATCGTCGCGCCCTGAGCCGAGAGGTTCAGGAAGTTCTCACTCGTGGGGTCGAACGGGTGCAACTTCCGCGAGATCGAGTAGTCGGTCCCGGGAATGCCGCGCGACGTGTCGTAAGTCTTTGTCGGGTGGTGCCAGCCGTACCAGCAGAAGGCTTTCATCACCGAGGCCACGCCACTCACCACAGTACCCTGCATATCCGCCACACCGGCCCCGGCGTTTTCGTTGAGCATCTTGTCTTGTGCGGCCGTGCGGCTCTGCGGGGCACGACCACCCAGGAGCGCCATGTTGCCGCCGATGTACTCGGCCTTCTGCATCAGGTCTTGCACAAAGAGTTGCAGGATTTGTGCTGGCCCACCGTAAGCTACTTCCTTCGCCTCACTCGCATTGTCGCACTGAATGATATCGCCATCGTTGGCCTGCTTGATCCGCCCGGCGTCGTCCATCGCAGCCCCACGAACCGGCAACACACTCTTGTAACGGTCCACCTCATCCACGAGTTTCCGGTAGGTCCGGTTGACCGCCAAGTGCAAGTCCATCAAGTCCATGACCGGCGACTTCGGCATCACGTTGCCGGGCACAACGCCGAAGCCGAGGAGGTGGTAGGGACCGCAGTACGGGCCGATCCACTTTTGGACACGCAGGGGCTTGACCCGAACCCCATCGGCCGGCAGTCCGCCGTCATCGAGCAGGGTAACGACGAGCCGGTGGCGCGGCAGGTAGATTTCCCACAGGTCAACGTACTCCTCGAACTCCTGACTTGAGCCTCGCGTGCCGCGACCGATGACGTTGACCCGGAAATCACCCTCCGCGTTAGTATCTCCACGGCTTGAAGGATGCAACTCCTCACCACGGCCGCGTCGATAGAGTTTCTTGGCAACGTCCAGCGGTACGCGGTAGCGGTGACCACAGTAGGAGAACTCCGACGGGTCGCGGGCGTAGAGATCGCATACCCAGTCATCGAGATCAACCACCGACGCCAGCGGTTCACCCACCGACACCTCCGCGTCCGTCATCGAGAGATCGTCGGGACTGGCGAGTGCCACCTTCAAGATGCCGACCGAGAAGAGTGCGTCGATCACCCACCGCCTGAGCGTGTCGCCTAGGTTCGTCCGCTCGGCTTCTTCGTTCAACCACTGTTGCATCTGATCGACCGCCGGCCGCGCCTTGGCGTCGAAGGTCGAGAGCATGACGCGCGGTTCCTTGGCGACGAGCGCACGCGACATGACCGAAACGTAAAGGCCGATCAGGTTGACGGGAACTTGGGCCGTCGTACCACCACGCGAGTAGTGGTAGCCGACATACTGCTTGACCGCATCCTCGCGCTCCCGGCGAAAGGTTTCCAGAGACAGGCGGTCGGCCCGCACGGCGTCGCGGAGCCGCACAAGGTCAATTTCAGGGGGAAGGCTGTAGCGAGCCACGTTACCTCAACTCGCAACGTTGCGGGTTGACTCCAACAACTCCGCAGCTTCACGCCCAGGTTGTTCGAGCCACCCGAGGTCAAGTGTGACGCCCCAGTTATACCACCCCCGCTTGCCCCACTTTTCGAGGATGTACCAGCATCGCTTGTGGTTGATGCCCGAGGACGCGATCACCTGTCGCACGTCGCGGCCCGCTGGCCGGTTTGCAATGAGTAGCAACAATCTGGCTTCGTCGTCTTTCACGCCCAACTCCTCGCCCGACCCAAAGCGTTCTGCCGCGCCCACCAGTCCACCGAGAACACCGGAACGTCCTGCTCGTCCAGTTCGCGCGCCTGAGCCGCCTTCTTGGCCGCACCCATCTCCTTCGCCAGCATCCAGCCCAGAGCGTCCGCGATCACCATGTCCCCGTGACTCGACGCCTTGGCGGTCACGTCGTCCGTCGTATCGCTCTTGCCGTGAACCACTTCCTGCCCGACATCGTACCGGAATTCGAGCGTTTCGAGCAAGGAACTTTCCGACGGGTTCAGGTAGTCGCCCTTTTCGAGCGCCTTCCTGTAGTCGGAGAGGAGGCTGTACTTGGCACCCGTGCGGTTGGGTGCCCAGCCGTAGTTATCGCTCATCTTCGTGTTGGCCTGCCACTGGTCGCGCGGCCTGATCCAGCAGTTGCGGTAGCCCGTCTTCAAGACGCTTTCCCCGAACTTGTAACCCACCGCACCGGCCGTCTCCCACACAATCTGTGCTCCCCGCTCCTCTTCGTCCTTGAGGAGCCAGCACAAGGCCACCGCCAAGGGGCCGAAGTCCTTGGGGTCGATCCGGTTGTCACTCCACTCCAAGACCTTGATCCCCTTCGGGCCGTCGAACCCCGAATACGTCGAGGGCGTCGCGCCCGTGCCGGCCGCCACGTCCGTACCCGCCGTGTACTTGGACGGCGGCAACCGACCGTTGGAGTCGGGCCGTATCCACAACTTCAGCCGCCCGCGCGTCTCGGGGATGAGCCCCTTGAACCGGCCCGTGTCCGGGTCATAGTCGAGCTCGCCCCGCCACACCGGCTCCCGGCTGTAACGCCTCACATGGTCCCGGATGGAGATGGGGTCGAAGAACTGGAATGAGGAACCGGCGGGGTCGATGTCGAGATGCATCGCCACGTCGCGCCGATTACCACGTTCGATACATTCTGCGTCGTACCACGGTGATCGCAGGCCGGGACAAGGACCACCCGTAGGCGACCCGTCCAGAATAAAGTTATAGCCCGGTTTGTGCTCGTATCCGGGGTCGAGGTATTCGACATTGCCGGGCACCTTCGGGTTGAACTTGTACAAGCCCTGCTTGTACCGGGGATGAAGCGTCCAATGCAGGACGATCTTGAACTGATCCGGCCGCGTGCAGAGGTCATAGAACGCACCACCAACCCCGTAGTGCGTCCCGATGTAGAGCGACGGCCCCACGTCCTTCAACTGCCCCAGAATCTTGTAGTCGTCGCGGTACTTCGAGAACTCGTCGTTCATGATCGCCGTCGCGCGCCCGCCGACACCCGATCGCTGCGTCGTCCCAACGCCCGACAAGGCACTCTTGCTATCCGGGTAACGGATGAGCAGCTTCTTGCGGGCGAAGTCGCCCCGGAGCCAGCCGGGCAACTTGTCGTTGATGAACTGCACCTTCTCAAAGAGCGAGTCCATGTCGCCCGAGGTGTCCACCGCCGCCTGCGTGTGACTCATCACCAAGAACTTCTTCATCTCGTGGAACCGCGCCGCCCAGTCCTGTAGGAAGAGCGCCATCCACGTCGCGCCCATCTTGCGGCTCTTCTCCCACACCACACCACGCCGGTCCACGAACAACCGCTGCATCGTCCGCTGAAGCGTGTCTTCCTGCCACGGCCACGGGATGAATAACCCCACCTCCCGACCCACGTTGTCGGGGTTGTACTGCCACGCGAAGACGCGGAGGTAGAAGAGAAAGTCGTCCCGGCACGCCCGCTTGAGATCATCCCGCACGAGTTTGGACTTGGCGGCCTTCTTTAACCACTCCAAGCGGTACTCTCTGTTGCCCGCAAAGTCGGTTGGGACAGCCAGATACCGGCGACCGGGCGAAAGCATGGTTACTCGAATAATGTTAGTGCGACTGCGCGGATTTGAACCGCCACTCCTACAGGTGCCGCTTGCGCGGTCCAGCCGGTGTGTCACCGCAACACCTACAGTCGCCGAGCCATCACACCCCACTCCCCGTGATCTTCCCACCCGCCGTCGTGTTCGAGAGGCCCGTCGAGCCGTCAAAGTCAAATGGCAACTCCCCCGAAAGCCCGTATTTGCTGGCGAGCGGGATCAGTGGCCCGAGCTCCACAACCACTCGCTGAAGTTCCGCCTTCCGACTCCGTAACTCACTCTTCGCCGCGATCCGCTCGACATGACCCTGTAACTCAACCCGCAACGTTGCGAGTTCACCCAACAGCCGCAGTATCCCACCCGCCAACGGCGAGCGCATCCCCACCCGCATACCATCACCGCCCCCATCCCAGTGCGCTTCCGCCCACGCCTTGAGTTCTTCGTCCGTCATGGCCGCACCGGGGTCTGGGGAATGGCCTCACCCGCCGGCAACACCGGCACCTGCACAGGCACCACCGGAGCCGGCGGCGTCGCCAACGGGTCTTCCGGAAGGGGATCGAGCGGTGCGGGACACTCCCGCCGCTCCAACTCCTCGCAACGCAGCCTCATGAGCCCATCCTCCGCACCTTAAGTTTCTCCGTCTCGTCCTTCATCCGCGCCGTCTCGTCCTTCATCCACTGCTGACACGCGGGACAGCTATCCATGTGATCCATCAAGCCCATCAACTCGTCATCGCTCACCTCCGACAGGTTCCGGAGCGCCGCGTACCGCTGCGCCCGAGAACACACCGCCTCTTCATCCGTCATCGCGCGAACCCTCTTGAAGCCCCCGGTATCATTCAGATAGCCCACTAACCCCCAACACCCCGCGTGCAATCATGAATGACCTCACCCTGATCCGCCTCCTCCTGTCCCCGACCCTGACGCTCCACGAGGCTGCTCGGCTGGTTCCCCAGAACGAATCGCCGCCGCCAACTCCCGCACATCCCCACACCACGGGAAATCCTCTCGTTCAGGATCACCCTCCACAAACTTCGCACACCGCTCCCGCTCGGCCCTGACCGCCGCCTCCACAAATACCTCTATCGCACTCGCTATCGCCGGAGCCGGGTCGATCAAGCGTCCCCCACCCTGCACCTCACCATCTACCATCAGCCGCCGTGCCAAGAGCCGCCGATTCTGTAGCCCCTTCACCAACTCAAGTGCCGTCATGACTCACCCTCCACGAGGCCCGCCGCCTGTCCCTTGCCCGACAACGAACAGCTCCGGCAGCACCTCAACCCCACCCAACTCCCCCACCGAAGGCTCCAACTGCCGATGACTGTGACGGTAGTTCCCATTCCAGTCGCACACCGCCTCGTCCCACACCTCACGACTCTTGAGCGCAATCACGAGCGCCCGCCCCGTCCGCTTGCACCACTCGGCAATCGACTCCTTCACCCCGTCCAACTCGCAAATGTCCACCGTCCCGTCATCGTTCAGCCGCACCCGCAACTCAAGTACCATCGCCCACCTCCCCCCGCATCGCCTCCAACCGCGCCAACAACTCCATCGTCACCGGGTCGTTCAACGGCTCCTCCGGCGGTGGATTCGGATGCGTCGGCAACGGACCTGGATCGGCCCCCGCATCTATAATCCTCCGACACGTCCTACAGACCTGACCCGTCACGTTCGCCCACCGCTCCCCACAACGCTTGCACCTCACCTTCATCGCTAATCCCCTCCACTCTTCTAACCCCCACTCCACCGCTCCACCACTGCAAATCCACTCCAAACCTCCGAATCCCCGAACTCACGCGCCGCCTCAACCCCCACAGTAAGCCGGTAACTTACCCCGGATCAGCTTTCGGCTTACCCACGCAAACCCTTACGCTGTAAGCGAGTAATAGGCTTCTCCCCACGCCCCCATTCGCCGGGGGAGGGTCGGCAAACTTCTGGCGGACCCCGGCGGCCCTCCGGCGCGGCTCGCCCCGCACGGCGACCCGGCGCGCCCTCAACCCGCAACGATGCGAGTTGCGGCAGAGCAAACCCACGACGCGCAAGGCGAATCAACACGCACGCGGCAGCGGTGCGAGAGCGGGGCGACAACGAGACGGCTTGACAGCGGGGCATAGGTAGTGCAGGGTTGCGGGGCTGACCGGCGACCTGGGGATGTTAGACGTGTGACCGCGTGCGAGGGGGGACGTGATGACCGCGATTCAACGGCTCTACGGCGAGTTTCGGCGGCGGGGGTTGCGTGCGTGCTACGCGCTGGTTGCGGCGCGTCTGGTGCTCGCTCACTCGCCTATGTGCGAGGATCGGTACACTCTGGACGCGGTAGCTCGCTCGGTGCGCGCGTGGTCTCCGCACATGGTTCTCACCTACGGCTCTTGACGGTGCTCTAGTGGTAGTGGGGCCGCTGGGTGCGGCCCGGATCGGTGTAACTCGTGCGGGGGGCCGGTGATGCGGAACAATCGGTTTCGTCGCGGTTCGGGTTGCTACGTCTGTTCCTCTTGCGGCAAGCGCACGCGAGATGTGAACCGTGAGGAATGACAAGCGGGGTTGTGTGCGGAGTGTTATGAACGCGCAGGGGACGAGAACGCGGTATCTGACGGGATCATGACGCAAGAGCAATTTGATGCCAAGTGGAAGCGCTGAAGCAATGATACAAGGGCCGCGCGTGGTGTGCGGCCCGCCTAACTCGTGACTCTGGGAGGGTTTGGCGATGGCTAAGGTGTATCCGCACAAGGTAGGGATTGTCACGATGCCGAGCGGACGGCACTACGCTTACGCGGCGCGGGCGGACGGGTCGCACGATTGGGCCGGCCCATGGCGCGAATGGGATCAGCGCGACAAGGCTATCCGCGACCTCGCGGGCTGGCTTGAGGATCACGGGTACGTTCACCCAATGACTCACGACGTTGCGGCCAAGTGACCTCGCCTACGCTCCCCGGTGGCGCGGGGGGTATGGGCGCGGCCAATCCGGCAACGCAACTCTGGAGATGACGATGTATCAGATTAAGTGCGAATGTGGGTATGAGATTCACGTGGTTGGCAAGGGCGAACAAGGGTTGTGCCGGGTGGTCAAGGCTACCGGCGGCGAGCAGACCGTCCGATTCCACGGCACCTACGCCGAGTGCGAAAAGTGGCTGGCGGACCGGGCCGTGAAAGTGCTGTCTTGACACCCGGCCCTTCTGTAGCGGCCGTTTCGCATCCTACTGGCATACAACCCGCAACGTTGCGGGTTCACTCTGGGAGAGTGGTTATGCTGGCTGATCGTCTGCCGTGGTCGCACGGCGAAAAGCAACGCTTGGAAGACGTGTTAAACGACGTTTGGGCGGCCGTGTTCGCCATGTTCGACGGTGAGCCGCAATTGTCCGGTGAGACGGCCGGCGCGATTGCCACGGCTGCGGAGAACGCGGCCCGGTCCGCCTACCTGACGGCCGTGTTCGGCGCGGGGGTGACGTCGTGAGTAACCTTGCCGAGTATCCACCCTTCCCAGTTATGAGCGGAATCGAATTCCGGCACATTCCGAACTGGTCCGGCTATGCTGCCGGTTCCGATGGATCAATCATCGGTTGTCGCCCTCGCAACGGGCGCGGCCGGTTCACCAGTTGGCGCACCAAATCGGCAAGTTGGTCGGGGCCGGAACGATGCCGCTACCTCTGTGCCACTCTCTACGCTGGTCCGGGCCGCCTCAAGAGGATGAAGGTTCATCGACTCGTCTGCATGGCGTTTCACGGTCCGCGTCCAGTGGGCATGGTAGCTACGCACTTTCCCGATCCTGACCGGCGGAACAACCGCGCCGACAACGTGTCGTGGCGCTCGCAGAGTGACAACATTCGAGATGCTGTCCGACAAGGAACGCACGCACGAAAAGGCGGGGGTCGGAGAGGTGAACAGCACAACATGGCGAAGCTGACCGAAACACAAGTCCGCCAAATCAGGAAATGCGCGAAGCGGGAAGCCTCAACCACTTTGGCAGCGCGCTACGGAGTTACCCCCGCCTGCATTTGTAGCATCCTCAAGCGGAAGACGTGGAGGCACCTAGTTTGAAGCGCCAGGCAAAACGAAAGAAAAGGTAACCCCGTGGAAATGCTCGTCCTACTTGCGGCCGTGTGCCGCTACCTGATGGAGAGGTGAACCGTGCTTCTGCTCAGCAACAGCACAACCGCGCGGCTCGAAGCCTACGCCCGCGCGCTGGGGCATGACCTGAGTATCCTCAAAAGCCCCCAGAACGCGGCCGGCGTGTGGTTCGTCACTCGCGTTAGTGGCAAGGTACTAACCCATTGGATTTCGCTTGGCTGGACCGTGGCCGAAGCGAAGGAACGTTTGCAGCGCTGGCACAACTAACCCGAGGTAAACCCATGCCCGATCTCTACTGCGAACACTGCGGGGCCGGTCCCGATTGCTCCGTCTGCGGCCGGGGTTGTGCGCCCGCCACTTACAGCCCGTGGGTGCGCTGGGGCATCCGGCGCGACATGCCGCGCGTTCTCCTGATCGAGCGCGAGACGGGGGGCGCGTGGTCGGAGGATGATTTCCTGTTTCACCTCGCAGAGCGGAACAAAATCCTGATCGTGGCCGAAGGGCCAGCGGGCGAGGTGACAGGCTTCGCCGTGTACCACCTGCAAGAGTACGCCATCGCCGTGCTCGACATGGCCGCGCTCGACCCTGCGGCGCGGGCTGCGATCCTGGCGAAGCTCGCGTACAAGGGCGAGCAACACCGCCGACCGCTCGTGTGGTCGGATGGCGCACCGTTCTAACTCTGGGAGGGTTTGGCGATGTCGTACAGCGTTTGGATTTATGGCCCGGGAATCGGCTGGTGGTTGCACGAGGAGGGTTACGACAACCTCACCGACGCAAGCGCTGGGCTGGTGGATGCCATCGAGCACGGGCCGGACGCTTGGACTGGCGGCGCGGTGGTTCCCGACGGCGGGTTCCCGATGCCGATGTGTATGAACTGCAAAACGCGACCTGATGTTAGCAAGAAGCCAAAGCGGACAGCAAAGTAACGCCCGGCGCGAACTTGGAAAATCCGCACCAACCCGCAACGTTGCGGGTTGACAGGATCGGATAGGTAGGGCATCATTCCACACCGCCGCACGACAAGGCGCAAGCCTGCGGCACACCTAAGCCCCTTCGCGGGGCGCACTCTGGGAGAGTGAGATGGCCAGTTCCACGAAAGAGCGCGGTCGCATCGTTCAAAGTGGCATGGGTGGGTTTCTCAACCCGCCGGGCCATCCCGAACACACGCAATCCGTCGAGACGGACTTGCACCGCCGGCCGGAAAACAGGGGCGGTATGAGCCTGTCGGCGGCCGTGGCCTGCGATTGGCTGGACGACGCGACCCGAGCGGCAGCGCGAACGATCCTCAAGACTTGGGAGGCGAATAAGCCCGCCCTCAACAACCCCGAGGTGCAAGAGTGGGTCCGGCAAGTGCTCGGCTACTTCCGGGGCTGCTATCGCAATCCCGAGGCCGGGGCCGAGGAGTGGAACGCCGGCAAGCTGACCATCGACCAGAAGCGTAACCCGCTCGACAAGCCCGAGGATCACACGGGCGTTAACCTGATCCGCGAGTTCTATCCGGAGTTCGTCCCGACCGCCGAGCAGTTCGGCGAAGCGTACTGGGGCAAGAAGCCCGAGGCGAAGTAACCCCCAGCCCCCACGCCCGCCCCGGCGGGCTTACCCCCACGGAGTTCCACACATGCGCGAGACTTTCCATTCTGGCCCGCTCAACGATCCTGCGTTCGCCCACCTCGACGCCCGCCACTCGCAGCCGGCTTACCGGCTCGTCGAACGGTTCGTGATCCACACTACGCCCGAGCTGTGCGGCGAGTTGTGGAAGCCGGTCGGCCCGTTCACCCGGGCGAGCGCCCGGCGGATCGTCGTCCGCGAATTGACGGGTGGGCCGGTGATCTTCGACACCGACGAATGTTATGACGTGGGCAACGCGAGCAACAAGTTGGAATTGTGGCTTGCGGCCGAAGAGCAGAAAGCGAAGATGCGCGATCCGGCTTACACTCCGACCGTCGGTGAAGCCCTCGCCGATCCGGCTGGCTTCGTGGAAGGCATGACCGAGGCCAAGTGAGCAGGCGCGGTGGGCCTTCTCCCCCGCTGTGTGCCGTGGCGGTCGCTGTGGACGCGACCGGGCCAACCCGAGTTCCACCGGGCGCAGGATCGTTCCCTGCAACGGCACCTATGCTGATTCCCAGCGGATTTCTTGAAGCCATCAACGCCCAACCGTGGGACGACACCGCGCGCCTCGCTGCGGCCGACTGGTGCGCCGAGCACAAGTTGACCATCGCCGAACAGCAGTTGAGATTGGGTCCGCCGCCTTTGGGGCTGGCATTTCTTTCCGGCTACGGCTCCGGCTACGGCTCCGGCGACGGCTCCGGCGACGGCTACGGCTACGGCTACGGCGACGGCTACGGCTCCGGCGACGGCTACGGCGACGGCTCCGGCTACGGCTACGGCTACGGCTACGGCTCCGGCGACGGCTACGGCGACGGCGACGGCGACGGCTTACTCACACTCGGAGGGCGTGTTGTGCCAGAAGTCGAAAAGAACCAACTGATCGTCCTGCCCCACGGCTGGGTCATCTGCGGCTATGTGGCCGCACAGACCGGCCCGTACTCGTTCCGCGTCCAAAATGCGGTCGTCATCTGCCGCACCGGCGGCGTGCCGTGGGATGAACTCGCGGACGGCAAGCGGCGCGATTCGGCCACTTACCGCAAGTGGGGCGACATCACCATCGGCCCGCAGTTCGTCATGAGCCGAGAGTGGAAGGGCAAACTACCCGAGGTGAAGTAATGCCACTCGTGATCCGCCGCCGCATCGGCCAATCGGTCAAGATCGGCGACGTAACCGTGAAGCTCGACAAGATCAGCAACCGCATTGCGGTCCTGGTGATCGACGCCCCCGCATCGGTCCGCGTGCTGCGGAGCGAACTGCTCGACAAGCCCAAACCCAAAGGTGAGCAATGAGCCGCGAACGAGCCGATCCTGCTTTCCCCGAACGGTGCGACGCGGGCGTTGACCGCCCCGGCATGACGCTCCGCGACTGGTTCGCGGGGCAAGCCCTCGCGGGCATGCTGGCCGCACCCGGCAACGTCGCGGAAATGGACTGCGGCGAGCGCGCCCGGTATGCCTACCTCAACGCCGACGCCATGCTCAAAGCACGTGAAGGAGCCTGACCATGCCGCTGATCGATTGTGGCTACTGCGGTGGCTCGGGCGGTGGCGACGGTCCGCTTCTCGTCTGCCCACACTGCAAGGGCGGCGGGCGCGTCTTCGTGCCAGAGCCGGAACCGGAGCGCGAGGACGACGAGCCGGCCGATCCCGACGCTACACCCGTTATGCGCGGCGACGATCCCGACGACTTTATCAGCGGTCCGCCCGGCGGGGAGGGTTGAGCAATGGCGTGTCTCACCTGCGGCCATGCCCTGATGACGCTCGACGTGTGGGATTGGTGCCCGCGCTGCGGCACAGTCCAGACGATCACCGGCCTAGACCCCATGCGCCCGTGTCTCGTGGAGCGTTGTCGGAAGTTCGAGGAGGAACACAACGGCACCGCATCATTCGATGCCGAAGTCCACGAAGCTTTGCGCAGGCTCGGCATCGCCGAATCCATCAACCTTCCGGAGAACCGACCCCAATGACCCCGAGCATGAACCCCACGCCCGATGAGCGCGAACAGTTCGAGCGCGAGGCCATCGACAACGACCCAGCCCAACCCGCAACGTTGCGGGTTGTCGATCGCTCACCCATCGAACTGATCGACGCGGCAATCCAGAAGGGGCTTGACCCGCAGAAGATTCTCGACTGGCACGAGCGGATCGAGCGGGGACGCGCTCAGGCCGCCTACGCCGTCGCCATGAACGCTTGCCAGCAGGAGTTACCCGTCGTCCTGCACGACGCGCAGAACTCGTTCCTGAACTCGACCTACGCGAGCCTTGAGGGTATCCAGAAGCAAATCAAGATGCTCTGCCTCAAACACGGCTTCAGCCTGTCGTGGGGGGAAGACAGCAGCCCCCGGCCCGGCTTCGTGCGAATCATCTGCAACGTCATGCACACGGCCGGACACGTTGAGCGGTTCCAAGGCGATTACCCGCTCGATGGGGCCGGGGCGAAGGGCGGCGCGAACATGAACGCGCTGCAAGGGCGCGTGTCGAGCAACACCTACGCCCAGCGAGACATGCTGCGGTCGATCTTCAATCTGACGATCGCGGGAAAGGATCATGACGGGAACGAGTATGTCACGCCCGATGAGATCGCGGCGCTCAACGAACTGATCGGGAAAACGGGAACCGACCTCAAGCGGTTCCTCGCGTGGGCGGGGGCGGAAACGCTCGACAAGTTGCCTCGGCGGCGGTTCGCCGAGGCGGTCTCGATGCTCGGAAAGAAGGTGAAAACGTGAACGGATTGACCAAGCGAGAACACATCGCTGCCCTCATCATGGCCGGGTTTGCCGCCGAACCGACAACGGGTGTGGTGGATGAGCCACCCTGCCATCATCCGACAACCGAAGCCGCAGCAAAACGGTGCGCCGAAGTCGCGGTTATTTGGGCTGATGCCTTGATCGCTGAACTCAACAAGGAAACGAAGTCATGATCGATCACATCGTTGTTGACGTGGAAATCCAGAAGACGATTGAGGAGACGCCCGGCGGGTGGGAAGCCACCGACAAGCTCGGGGTGGCTGTGGCGTGTGTGTGGGAGTTCCGAGGCGAGCGGATGCGCGTCTACGGCCCCGAGGACGTTCCCGCCTTGCGGGCGCGGCTCCTGAAGGCCGACCGTATCAGCGGCTTCAACATCTGGAAGTTCGATTTCCCGGTCATCTGGGGCATCCCCGGCACTGAGCGGGTCAAGGAACTGCTCCCCAAGACTGATGACATCCTTCGCCGAATCTGGATCGAGCTAATGCTTGACCCGGATCGCTGGACCCGAGATCACGGCGGCTGGTCGCTCGACAAGACGGCAATCGGCACGCTCGGCGTCGGCAAGATCGGCAACGGTGCCGATGCCCCCAAGTGGTTCCAGGCCGGGCAGATTCAGCGGGTGGTGAACTACTGCTGTGACGATGTGGCGCTTGAACGCGACCTCACCCTCTTCATCGACCGCTACGGGTATGTGGCTCACAGCCAAACGCACAAGCAACTCTTTCTCTCGCACTGGGAAGGGGGCAAGTAATGACGATCATCGACTGCATCCAGTACGATCCGTCGTGGTGGGAGGCTCGCCGGGGCATCCCCACCGCCAGCGGGTTCGACCGCATCATCACGCCGACCGGCAAGCCCAGCGCTCAGGCCGATGGGTACATTGACGAACTGATTGGGGATTTGGTTGACCTGCGGCCGAACGCCTTCAGCGAACGCGGCCGGATGGGCACGCCGGAGATGCAGGCCGGCCGCGACGCCGAGCCGGCCGCTCGTGCGTGGTACGCGCTCGAAAGTGGCGCGGACGTGAAGCAAGTCGGTTTCTGCCTCTCCGACTGCGGGCGCTTCGGCTGCTCACCTGATGGGCTCGTGGGTGATGATGGGGTGTTGGAATTGAAATGTCCCATGCTCAAGACGCAATCGAGCTATCTCCGCAAGGCCGAGTTGCCGAACGACTACCGGCCCCAGGTTCACGGGCACTTACTCGTCACGGGGCGGAAGTGGGTTGATTTCATGAGTTACGCACCGGGCCTGCCCACGTTCCGCGTCACGGTCGTTCCGGACGAGTACACCGCCAAGCTCAAGGCCGCGCTCGATGAGTTCCTTGTGCGGTACGCGGAAGCGCTGGCGAAGTTCAACATCAAGCCGAGGTGGCAGGCGTGAGCAACCTCAATGCTCCCTTACCAGAACACTCCTTCAACGAAATCAGCGAGGCAATTGGCGTGCTGGTCGGGGCCGCCGTACTTTGTCGCATTCGGGATAAGGCCCAAGCCGAAACAGTTATCAGGCGACTTGCAACCGCGATACTGCACAAGACCGAATTGCACGAGGACGCCAACCCGGGGCAACTCACCAACGCCGAGGCACGAGCGGCCATCCTCGCAGCCTGTGACACGCTCAAGGACTATTTGGAAGCCGCATGACCACCACCTACGCCTCACCGCCCGGCTTCCACCGGCACCGCTGCCCCAACCCGGCGTGCGGGCTGGTGTGGAAACATCGGCACGGTGGCATTGATGACCACCTCTGTCCAGCATGCCGCGCTCGACAGTGGGATGTTTACACCGGCCCCGCGCACCCCGGCACCCGCGACCCCATGCGCCCGATCCGAAAGGATTCACCCGTGAGCGCTCCCCAGTGGCTTCCCGTCGTCGGTGGCCCGATGGACGGCCGCGACTTCTGGCTCTCGGACAACCCCCGCGTCGGCCAGATCGTTCGGCTCGGCTCTCAAGCCGAGGCCAAACACGAAGGCGTTTATCGTGTGGCAGAAGCCAGCATGAGCGGCACGGTCCAAGTTGAGTGGAATCCTCTCGACTTTGGCGACGACGAAGAGTAGCGTCACTCAACCCGCAACGTTGCGGGTTGGCACTTCTCAACACCCGAGGCACTTATGGCCGCCACAACCACACTCAAGTTCGACGAGATCGTACTGCACCCCGACCTGCAAGGCCGCAAGCGGATCAGCGACGAGCACGTTGACGACATCGCCGAGGCCGTCGAGAAGCGAAAGAAAATCAAGAGGCCGCGCGTGATCCGCGTAACCGACCGCGACAATCAGGTGTTCGCCATCGATCAGCACCGGGTCAAAGCCTACGGCAAGGTGCAGAAGGTGGTGCCGGTCGTGCTGTTCGAGGGTACTTGGCAGGACGCCCGCGACATGGCGATGTCCTCGAACGTCGAGCACACCGCGCTCAAGCTCACCACCGACGACAAAGAGCGGATGGTGCGGGAGGCGCTGACGGACCACAACAACTGGTCTGACGGCAAGGTGGCGAAGCACACGGGCACATCGCACACGTTCGTCGCCGAGGTTCGTAAGTCGATCCCCAAGGCCGCCGCCACAACCGAGCGGGTGGGCAGCGACAACAAGGTGCGCCGCACGCCCAGCCGCAACGGCGCGACCGTGGGCGGCCGGGGCAAGCGCGGTGGGAAGCCTGATGGGGAAGCCTCAACCCGCAACGCTGCGAGTTCGTTCGACTGGAAGTTGCTTGAGCAACACTTCGGCTGGCTCAAGCGGGCCGTCGATAACCTGTCGGACTTGGCACTCGCGGCGAGCCTGCCGGCCGGAAAGGAGGGTGAGGAGCCGGACAAGGAAAAGGTGACCCGTGCCAAGGGGATCGTCAAGGACGAGACGAAGAAGACGCACGCGGCCCTGAACGGGTTCCTGGTGCAAGTGGAGCGGTGGAAGAGGCGGATTACCCAAACCTGAAGGAGAGACGATGGCGCAAGGCGAGTTTACCAAGGCCGAATGCGACCACGCGGAACTCTGCCTCCAAGACGTGATGGAGGCGGTGCCAAAGAAGAAGGCTCGTGAACTGATCGGTAAGTTCAACGACCTGTTCCTGTTCATCGCAGCGGCGAAGAAGGCGGCTCCCCAAACACCCAAGGCGAAGGAGAAGTGACATGACCCGCAAGCGAGCCGGGGCGGTGGATGATCACCCGCAAATCCCGGAGATGCAGGACGAGAAGGACGACGCGCTCATTGCCGCCGCCAAGCGCTACAACAAGACCTACAACACGATGCGCGACGCGTCGGCCGATTTGCAGGCCAAGGAAGAGGCCGTCAAGAAGATCATGCACGAGCGCAACATCCAGAAGTACCGCTACGGGAAGTTGCTCGTGACGCTCGAAAACAAGGAAAAACTCAAGGTCAAGACCGACGTGGAAGACGAGCCGCCGCCGGCCGAGGGTGAAGCGGAGAGCAACGGCGAAGCCGAGGAGTAAGTCGTGGCTGACTGGCCTTGGCAGCAACGCTCCTGTGATCTCGTCCTGGCCGCCATCGCTCGCGGCCAGCGGCGAGTCGTTCTGACGCTCCCGACCGGCATGGGCAAGACGCGCGTTGCGTCCATGCTGGTCGGGCGCTGGCTGGCGGACGGTTTGGATTCGATCCTCTTCACCAACCGGCGGCTCCTGATCGACCAGCTATCCGACATGATGAATAAGGCCGGCATCCCGCACGGGCTTCGTGCCGCCGGCCATCACCCCGAACATCACCACCCGTTCCAGATCGCCAGCTTGCCCACCGAGCATTCCCGCGTGGTCAAGGCGAAGACGTGGGAGACGACGCCGGCCAAGCGTGTGCTCGTGGATGAAGCGCACTTGCACACGAACAACATGGCCCAGCGGATCATCGGCCTGTACATGGAGCAAGGCGCATCGGTGGTCTACCTGACCGCAACACCGATCGGTATGGGCGACGTGGCCGACGAGTTGATTCAACCCAGTTCGCTCGCTGAAGGCCGCGCTCACGGGGCGCTCGTCCTGGCTCGCCACTTCGGGCCGGACGAACCCGACCTGAAGCAGATCGGCTCGGTGACGTGGAATGATGACAGCGACAAAACCAAATCGCGGCGACTGGTAGGATCGGTGGACGAGCACGGTGAGCCAGACGTGAAGCTCGTGAAGCTCTACGGCCGCGTCTACGCCAACTGGAAGACGCTCAACCCAGACGGCAAGCCGACGATCCTGTTCGCGCCGGGGGTGAAGGAGAGCGTGTGGTTCGCCCAGCAGTTCGCGGCTCGCGGCGTGCGAGCGGCCCACATCGACGGCGAAGACGTGTGGGTGGACGGGGAATTCCTTCGGAGTAGCCGCGCAACCCGCGAGGAGGTGTTGGGTGAAAGTCGAACTGGAACCATCGGTGTTCTATGCAATCGCTTTGTGCTGCGAGAGGGCATTGATGCGCCGTGGCTTGCTCACGGCATCCTTGCTACCGTGTTTGGAAGCCTCCAATCATACCTCCAATCCGGAGGACGGCTCCTTCGTGCTCACCCTGGTCTGGAAACCGTTACCATCCAAGATCACGGAGGGAATTGGTATCGCCACGGAAGCCTCAACGCCGAGCGGACTTGGAACCTCGACTTCACCGCCAACACCCTCGCCGGGCTGAGGGAAGATCGGATGCGCGAGAAGTTGGACGCCGAGCCCTTCAGATGCCCGCAGTGCGCCATGATCCTCGCCACCCGCCGCTGCCTCAACTGCGGGTACGTCGTGCCCGTAGGAGTCAAGAGCCGGCCCGTGGTAACGAGTGAGGGGGAGTTGAAGGAACAACGCGGCGACATCTTCCCACCGCGCAGGCGTCGCACCCAGCGCGACACGGTGAAGAACTGGACGACGGCATGGTTCCGGGCGTATCAGGCCGGGATGACGTTCCGGCAGGCCGAAACGCTCTTCGCCCGCGAGCACTACTACTACCCCGAACGCAACCTGGCGCTCATGCCCAAGGCACACGGCGACTGGTGGCGGCGCGTGAGGGAGGTGGAGAACGACGAACTGATCGGCCCCGTGCCCGCAACCGTGGCGGGCTGGCGTGCGAAGAAGGAAAACCCGGAACCCGCAACGTTGCGGGTTGAAGGTGAGGAGGATTTCTAATGGCGAAGACTGGTGTGGAGGAATTGGCTGAGTGGCTGCATGAGGCCGCTCGTCCAACCCTACTTGAACAGGGTATCGAAACCAAAGCGTTCAAGAAGCTCATGCCCGAACACAAAAAGCGGTATTTCGCCGTCGCGCGTCAACTGCTCGAAAACTCTCCGGCTGTTCTCCGCAAAGCTGTGCGGGAACTCGAATCACTGGCGTAAGGAGGCATCTAGTGGCAACCTGTTCTAGCTGCGGCGCGGAGATCATCTGGGCAAAGACGGAGAGCGGCAAGGCCATGCCGCTCGACGCCGCCCCGAGCGCCAGCGGCAACCTGATCCTCACCGATGGCGTGGTGAAGCACGTCGGGCGCGGTTTTGTGGGCTGCTCGAAGTACACGAGTCACTTTGCGACTTGTGCCCAGGCCGACCAACACAGGAAGAAAACATGAACGCTGTCTTCTGGCAAGACCGGCTCTGCATCATACTCCCGGATGGAGTGTGGATGATGTCGCGCGTCGGAGTCTACAGCGATTTCGACTTCACAGCGCCCGGTGAAGACGGAGCCGTGGCCGGCAACTTCAATGCTCTCATCACCGGCTCGGGCGAGTTGGACAAGAAGGGGTCAACAACCGTGCGGCTCTGTCCCGTGGACGACGACCGGCTTCTCTTCGTCCAAGCAACCGGAGACGTGTTCGTAATGGTCGGCAACCCCAAATCCCGACGCGGCTTTGCATCACTCGTAGACCTACCTTCAGCCCCCAAGGGCGTATGAACCGCGAAGAATTCATTCGCCGCTGGCGCGACAAACTCGCCGGCATGATCGCTCTGGGCGGTGCCGAGATCAGGCGATCGCTCTCCGGCGCGGTCATGTCGGATGAGGTGATCGGCCGGGCGCTCACCAACATCGCTACGGCGGTCGATGTGACGTTGGGCGCGATGTTCGACTCCCTGAACCCACCCAAGCCGCCGGCCTCAATCACCACACCGGCCAATGGGCAACAACCGAAGAAGGAAGGTGTGAAGTGAGCCGCCACAACCGCGAACGCAAACGCCCTCCCAAGAGCCTCACCGTTGAGGAACAGCAACAGCGCCACACCGAGCGGGCCGAGGCCCACCGGAAGCGCTACCCCGTCGCCCCGACCTATCGGGACGACAGCCCCCACCCCTACGAAGGAGAACCCAGTGTCAAACCCAGCAAGCCCCAAAAGCCAGCCCGGCCAGGCCGAGGCTTCCGCCACTCCGGCAAGCGGCGGTAAGAAGAAGTCGGACAAGCCGCACGCTGCGCCCGATCCGGAGTTGAAGGCCATGCGCCGGATCAACGCCATCCTCGCCGACCTCGATCCCGACACAGCGACGCGCGTGAGCCAATATGTCCTTGAACGGGCCATACAGCGACGGCAGGAAGCCAACCGGCTCAAGTACCACGAGATCGGCCCCACAACTCCCACAATGAACCGCCCACACGGAGGCCAGATCGGTGCCCAGTAGGGATGAACTGATCCGCGCGGCGATGGACAAGCAACTCGCCGCCGGTCTCGAAGTCAAGGTCACCGGCGTCAACGCCGATGCGCTACTCGCCGGCACCACCAACCCGCAACGTTGCGGGTTGGGGCCACTGCCCGACGATATCAGTGAAAAGGATTTCCAGGCCAAGGTGCGGCAGTACGCCCACGAGCGCGGCTGGGAATGCTACCACACGCACGATTCCCGCAAGAGCGACCCCGGCTTCCCCGACTGCGTGTTCGCCCGCGACTTCGGGCCGGTGCGGCTCATCGTCGCCGAGCTCAAAGTGCCGCCCGGCAAGCCCTCGGCGGCACAGCGGAAGTGGCTCAAGCTGTTCGAGGGAGCCGGCGTACCGGCGTACCTCTGGTATCCCCACGACTGGAACGAACTCGTGAAGGTGCTGACATGACACACCTCGAATTCCGCTCCATCATGCTCAGCCGCATCAGGAAGATACAAGACACGCTCGACGCCAAGGGCAAGGAATACGCCAGCGACGACGACCGCCTGCACAACTTCAAACAGGCGGCCATGCTGCTCGACGGCAAAGCGCCAATGGCCCTACTCGGGATGCTCGTGAAGCACTGGGTTTCAATCCAAGACATCATCCGGAATGTCCAGCAGAAAGACGTGTGGCCCGCTCCGGCTCTGGTAGATGAAAAGATCGGTGATGCGATCAATTACCTCATCCTGCTCGAAGCCCTCTTGTTGGAGACTCGCCCATGAACCCCACGCCCGATCCCGAACAGCTCGTCACCCTGGTTGAAGCCTCAGCCATCGTCAGCCGCCGCCTCGGCACGCTCCACTCCTACGTCGAGAACGGACTGCTCGTCCCGCGCGGCAAGCGGCCACGCGACTACCCCGGCAACCCGCACAACATCTTCCGGTTGGGCGACGTACTCGCCCTGCCATTCGCCTTCATCAACCCGGTTACTTACACCCCGCCCACCGGCTTCATCTCCCTCGCCCAAGCGGCCAAACGAATCGGGATCGGCCGCCAAGCGACCAGACAACGCATCATCAACGGCAAACTCGCCGGCATGGGCGTGCCGCTCTCCCCCATGCGGAAACTCTGGTTCGCCTCGGTGGAAGCCGTCGAGCAGGCCGCGTCAGTCGGGCGGCTACGGAAACGCTCGCCACTCAAACCCGACTCCATCGCTCAACGGATGCTCGCCGTGATCGCCGAGCGGCCGGGGGTGACGACACCCGAGTTGATCGAGGCGATGGGGTTCCGAGCCGATTCCAGCCAGCAGCACAACCTCCGCTCCACACTCACTCACTTTCTGGAAGCGGGACGGCTCCGGCGCGTGTTCGCCGAGCTTACCATCGTCGGCCACTGGGCGCGGCGGCAGAAGATCGGCCGCTGGTGGCTTGTGGAGGCTCAGGCAGCGTTATCGGAGCCGGAAGTGGCTCCCAGGCCACCCGAGTTCCCCGAACGGCCCCTGCTTGCGCCCAGGGATTCTGTGTGCCTTCATGCCCGGCGCGAATTGTGGGAGCGAATGGGGCGAGTGTGGCCGAAGAATTTGGTTGCAAGCGCACGGGAGGTGGGGTAAAACCAAGCCGCCTTCAGGGGTTACCTGAAGGCGGTTAGTGTCCAGCCGGTGACGCGGCTCGACGGGGAAACGGCAGGCTCATCCTACGCCACCGCCCCACGTCTGGCAACTCCAATCCGGCCGAACACAAAAGTCGCTCCTGTGCCACCCGGTAACCGCCGGGAACGAAATATCAGGGGACGGGTTCTCAACCCTTCAAGGCCAAGGCGTAAGCCGAAACCGATGGTTCGGGTCGATCCCCGTGGGCGGGTAGCGGCATATGTCCCCCGACCTCCTTGATTTTAAGGGGGGTTGGGGGGTTGTACCGAACGGTGTAGGCAATCCGCCGCAGGCGGTTGCCGAGTCTCGAAACGCTCGCGCGTGTGGTACGCTCGAAGACAGCCCCGAGGGATGTGAGATGAACTGGCTCCTCGCCAAACTGTTCGGCCCACCCGAGGAGATCAACGGGCACGGCCGCTGCCCGACCTACCTCTATCGCTGGGCGATTCTGCGGCTCTTGGGGTGTGCCGTCTACATCCACCGCTTTGTCGGCGACGACTGGTCACTGGACTTGCACGACCATCCCAAGCGGTTCATCTCGATTGGCCTGTGGGGGAGTTACGTCGAGCACACGCCGAAGGGGGCGAAGAGGTTCCGCGCGCCGTGGCTGCGGACCTTCCCGGCGAAGCACATTCACCGCGTCACAGTAGACAAAAGGCAGGAGTGTTGGACGCTGGTGATCGTCTTCCGGGGCTATCGGCAGTGGGGATTCTGGCATTTGGGGCGCTGGATACACTGGAAGAGTTACGTTCGTGGGGCCGATGCTAACATTGCCGACAAGCAGGCGGTGTGTCAGGGCATCGGAGAAGAGTAGGCAACTCGCAACGTTGCGGGTTGGCAGTTCATAGTGACCGTTATTTTCCTCTGAAGGAGGCCGGATCATGCCAGACCTGGATCAGAAGAGAATCGCCAGCATTCTTGGCTCAACCTTCGAGCCGTTGGGATCGCGGTCCCCGGTTCAGGCTTACATCAAAGGCAAGGCCAAGATGTCGAAGAAGGCGAAACGGAAACCTTCCCGGAAATATAGGGCGCGGAGTCGGTCGCTCCTATTCGACCTGCCCGGGAAGCCCGGGGCGACGCGCGCCGTGAACGTTCGCAGCATCACTGAGGCTATGCGGTTCATCAGCCAGGGTGATCCCGTCACGACCGCGGGCGGCGGTGGCTCGCTGACCGTCTGGCGGGACAATAACGGCGACTGGCGCGCGGAGTTCGACCGATTCCGCGTCCCGCTGGATCAGCGAACGCTTCCGACCAAGGGTAGCATCCGCAAATGGCTCCGGCGGTGGTGGCCGAAGTTGGGACGCTGAGGCGGTCGTGAATTGCTGAACAGTTCGTAACAGATATTCCAAGACGTTGTACCAGGAGGCGAATCATGCTGACCGAAGAGTGCTGGGCTGAACTCCGGCGGTTGCATTCCGAGATGGTTCAGGCGCGAATCGAGGCGGCGTCTCACCACCCCTGGAGATCGCGGGACGGTCGGCCGCAAGACCCGGACGCGCCCCGGAGGGCGGAAGCCGCCGCCGAGGACGCATTCGCCGCCGCACTCCGGGACGCCGGCCCCGACATCATGGACGAGATCGACCGCTTCCGCGTCGGCGACGCTGTGCGGCAGAGTCAGGTCGAGGAGGCGTTGCGGGGCGAATTAACTTCGACCGGAGAAGTTGTCGGTTCCCTTCAGGTGCGGGTCGCGGACCTGACGGCGGCGTTGCGCCGCGTGGTCGTGGCCTACCTGCCTCCCGACGCACTGGCCGAGCCGCTTCCGGAGACCGAGTTGGCCGATGCGATGATTGCGGCGTCTGCCTTGCTGGTCGAGCCGCCTGAGAGTGGCCCGTGTCCCGAATGCGCGAAACACCCTGGCGACCATCTGCGTTGCCCGCACAGGGCGCTCCTTGCGGTTTTCAAGAGTGATTGACCCGCGTGTGTCTCGAAGTGATTCAGGCGGCAAGCACAATACATAAGCCACCTTAGAAGACGCGAAGACCCTTTAGAAATGTGAGGCACGACATGGCCCCCGCGAACACCTTGTCCGACCGCCGGCCCCTCCGCTTCGAGGGCCGCTACCTCTGGCACCCGCAGCCGGCCGATGCGCCGGACGAGAACCAGTACGACTACCTGCCGCCCGACGTGTTCGCGCGGCTGGACGGGTACATTCCGCGCCCGAACCCCCGGGTGAGTGCGTTCGTGAAGGCGTACCGCACGCGGGTCGAGGCGATGGCGGCACTGGCGCGGGCGCAGTCCCAGTAACCCCACCACCACCCCACCCGGGGCCGACGCATGACCGCGACCACACGCGACGAACGTGAGGCCAAGCTGCGCGAAGCCTGCGAGTGGGTCGCGCGGACCGTCATCCTGTACGGCGGCAGCGAGTACACCGCCCATCTTTGCGCCGCGGAGTTCGGGCGCGGCGTCCGCGAGGCATGGGCCAAGCAGGAGAGCGCGAAGTGACCGCGACCCGCACCGACGACCGGCCTCTCTCCACCGAGGACGCGATGCTGGCCGCCATCGCGGCACAGCCGGACGACGACGCGGCGCGGCTTGTCTACGCGGACTTCTTGGATGAGCGCGGGGAGGGCGACGATGCCGACCGGGCCGAGTTCATCAGGCTGCAAATCTCACTGGTCGGCCATCCTGTCCACCACAAAGCCGAAACCGGCTGTCCACTTCGCCGCCGCGAACGCGCCCTCCTCGCCGCCAACCCCGCGTGGAGCCGGTGCGAATGCCCGGCGTGTGGGGGCGAGGGTCACAGACGACCGGGGCCGCTTTGCGTTGTGTGCGAGGGGACTGGTGACCTGTTCGTGCGGCGCGGCGACGCCTGGACACCTCGCACCCTCGACCGCCGCCGCTTCCCGCTGCTGGGCGTGGGCTGTCGCCTTGAGGAACTGGCGGTGGAGGAGACGGGCGAGTGCGGGCGATGCCGAAGATTGCTTCGTCCCCAACCCGGTTCACATTGTCCCGACTGTTCCGGGCGCGGCACCGTCCCCTCCCCGTGGGCGCGGGCCGTGGTCGGGGCGGTGCCGATGCTGCGAGCGCTGGTGATCAGCGACCGGGCACCGGAGGACACTGGGAGTCGTGAATGGGCGTTTGTGCGAGAGGAGCCAGCACGACCAGCGCTCCGTGCTTATTATCTACCGGCGCTCATATTCGATCAACTCAAGGGTTGGCATCGAGAGAGTGAGGGGTTTGGAATCCGGTACTGGCACGACCGCGCTGCCGCCCTCGACGCGCTGGCCTGCGCCGCCGCCCGGTTCGCACGTGGGGTCGGGTCGTGAACTCGCAACGTTGCGGGTTGGTCATTTCCCCATCGGTCGCACCGGCACAGTCATTTCGCGGTGCGGCGCACCCGGAGCCTGACCCCGGAACTTGACGCCGAAGGGACCGAGCATCTTCATTGCCCGCTCCTCAGCGGGCACCTCCTTGCGCGGAGCCTTCAACCCCACTTCCTTATTCACAAGCGGTTCGACCCACGATTCCAGAACGGGGTTCACCTGGAATAGCCCCGCGTAGGCATTGAGCATCTTCTGGCTCTCACCCAGCTTGACATCGGCCTTCGGTGCCACCTGAGCACCGAGCGTGTTCTTGCCGGTGAACCCCGTGTAGAGCGCCGCCGGCAGTGGGCCGACCGCCGGGTGAATGACCGCGTGTGCCATATCGTCAACGGCGTGGTCGAAGGCATCGCCCTTCGTCGCCCCCTTGGCGAGCGCCCCCGCCCGCTGCTGTTCGGCCAGAGCGAGTAGCCCCGTCTCGCGCATTCCGCGCGTGACACCGATCAGCCCGCCGAGGTCGAGGTAACTGGTCTTCCCGTCCTTGCCGGTCCCCACCTTGATCCCCGTCAGCGGAGTCTTGTCGTCGCCATCCCAGCGACCCCAAAGCACCATGTTGAGACCAGCGGCGAGAGCAGGCAGGAGGGCCGTGCGGAAGATCATCTCGGCGCGAAGTTTGAGATCGGCTTCCCGAGAAGTCGTCCGGTAGCCGTGGCTCCCCGCGAGCGACCGCAACCCCTGGACGTAGAAGTTCGTCCCCGCCGTGGCGAAGGGGCCGATCCCCGTGTCTCGTAGCCATGCGACCATCCGGCTCTGCGTCGCCTTGTTGTAGTTCCCGAGTTGGTTGATGAAGTCGCGGCGAGCGCCTTCCGAAGCGTCCACCCCCTCGCGCTTGGAGATCACATCGAAGGCGTGGTCGGCGGTGAGCCGCATGGCCCGGTCCACCACCGTCATCGTCTTGCCAAGGAAGTCGGTCACCCAGTTGATCGGGTTGTACTTGCCACCGGGCAAAAGGTGTTCACTCTCGAACCCGTGTTCCTTCATGGCCCCCATCTCGGCCAGTTCAGCCACCCGCTTCATCAAGTCTTTGTCACCCGTCATGAGCCGCCTCACGTTGCGGATGAACCCAATCGGATTCATCCCCGGCCGCGTGAGGAGAGTAAACAAGTTGCGAACGTGGTAAGTAAACTCTATTGTCGATGCCAAAACAGCCTTGGCGAGCACCGCAGCAAAGGGCAACCGCGACGGCGGATCATTGCCCACACCCAAGGCTTGCTTGATGTCCTTGAACGTGTCGGGATGCACCCAAAGATCGGTCTGCCCCGCCGTGGCTTCCTGTGTGCCCTTGGGTGGCCTGACTTCGGGCAACTTCTCCCAACCTTCGGGACCGCCTTCCTGGGGCGTTGACCACTTCCCAATGCCTTCTGAGACGAGTGTACGGTAGAGCGAAGCCTTGGCCGCGTTCGGCACAAGCGACTGTAGGTCCGCTTCGATGATCCGGCCTAGATCAATCTCGTAGTGGCCCGTACCCTGGAACTCCTTCGACTGCCCGAGCTTCCGGGCACGGTGAGCGGTGAGGCTCCCGCGTGCCGAGCCGCCGGGCGAGTTGAACCGCTCCGCACCTTCGGGGAGCGCGAGCCGGTAGATCGGCCGACCCGGTATCTGCGTCGGGCCGCTGATCGCGTCTTCGTCGGCTAACCCCTGCGACTTGCGGAAGTAGTCTTCCTTCAGCGGGACGTACTCCTTCTGGTAGCGCTGGATCGCTTCCTGTACCCACGGCTCGTTCCGCAAGGCTTGGTAGTCGGCCTCGCTCTTGAACGGGTTGGCCTCGAACTCTTCCGGCGTGCGGCCGCTGCGGATGATGGTTCCGACCTTTGCGGCAGCTTTCCGGGATGCTTCCGCCGAGGCCATCCGCTTGTCGCGCTCCGCGATGAGATCGGCCAGCCGATCCTTTGCACCAATCCTTCGAGCGGCTTTGATTTGCTCACGGATCACGGCCAGTGCCCGTTCTTCAGCAGCGGCGTTGCCGAGGTGGTATTCGCGGGCGTGCCGCAATGAGTCCTCGACCATGACGCCACCCACCGCGTCTCGGTGGTAGGCGCTCGCGTGCTCGGGATCGGTGAGGATGCGATCCAGCATGTTCGGCGTCATCTCGCGGGCGAAGTGCCCAGCCGAACCCACCCGTGCAATCTGATCGGCGCTCTTCTCGCTCAGGCGGTTCGTGGCCGGCGACACTTGACCGGCGAGCTTACCCCACCAGTCGCTAAACGTCTGCCACCAGCGCCGCCCGCTCTCGGCGGCGTGTTCGGCGGTGGCTGGATCGAGCGGTCGCATGGCACCGGGACTGCCCGGTGTGCCCGGCGACGTGGCAGCGGCATTCTCCGCAATCTTGCCCGCGATCATCGCGGTGGCCGATGCCTCCGTGGCTGTCGGTCGTTGCCGGGGCGGAATCCTGTGTAGAGCACGCCCACCACCCATTTGCTCTTGCTGTCGATAGCGCATCTCCAACACCCGCTGTTGAGCTTCACGCGCCACTGCATTTGCCGCCGTCTCGCCAAAGAGTTTGACCGCATCCTTGCGGAGCGTTTCATAAGTCACCTCGCTACTCGCCGCCCGCTCAGCGTCCCGCACGCTCTCGCCAGCCATGAGCGCCTTGACACCTTCCTTCCGCGCATCCGACAGGCCCGACTCGTCGATCAGCCGCTCGTGCTCGGGATCGAGAACGCGATCCGTTTCACTCTCGGTGACGACCGGCCGGTTCACGTCCACATCCGCCCCGGCCTCGCGGTAGGCTTCAACGACTTCCGGCGGCTCGGCTCGCCGTTCCTCTTTCGTCATCGTGTCCCAAAGGTGTTGCGCGGCCTGCGCATCAAAGGCAGACTGAGGCCGAGCCGGGGTTTCGGCAGGCGCACCTTCGGTGTCTTGGCGAACCCCAGGAGGTGCGGCAGGTGTCCGCTCTTGAGGAGCGCGACCTTGTGTGCCGGCTTCAATGCCTTGAACAAAGCCGTCGCGTACCTTCGCTTGTACGTCCTCAACCACGGGTCGCGCAACTCCGGCAGGTTCCCCTCCATGAACCCCGGCGCGTCCTGTGTCGCTTGGTATCCGAGCGGCGGCATCATTCACCTCTTTCGTAGTTTCGGGCTTGGGTTCAACCCGCAACGTTGCGGGTTCGTGTCCTCGTCGAGCAGCTTCCCCAACATGCAATTCAATCGGTTCCAGACCCCTTGCCGCACGCTCTTGGTTGGCCTGTTCCACAAGCCCCCTCAAACGCTCGAACTGTGGCCCTTCCGCCGGCCCTCGGTACTTGATCGCCGACAGGGCCGGGTGTATGTACATCGGGGCTTGTGCCCCGATCTGCACGTCCCGCTCACCCCGGTTGACGACATCACCTTCCCCGCCGAGCCGGTCGTTGCGGAATTCGATCTGAACATGGCCCTTGTATCCGGCGTTCCCCTCGAAATTCCGACTGAACCACTTACCCGCGAACTGGTTACCCACCAATTCACGCACGGCAGCATCTACGTTGTCGGCGGCACCCTTCGAGTCCGGCACCCGGTAGTAGCGTTCGGCGGCCTCCCCAGGCTTCACAGGAGCCGCAATCCCACCCGTGGCAGTGATATTCCCCGTCTGAACGCTCCGAGGGCGTGGCGGGCCTTCTGGGGGCTGTGGCACGTCAGGGGGCTGTTCGGGCGGACGATTCGGCTGACGCATCAATTCGTCCCGAACGGCATCGAGATTCTTCTGAATGTCGATGCGTTCCCGACGTGCTCGGCGTAGTTCGGTCTCGGCTTTGGCGAAAGCGTCCTGCGCGTCGCCCGGGGCATTGAGCACTTGGGCACGCTGGCGGGCCGAACGCTCTGAACGCTCCGCAGCGGCTACTCGCTCGTCAGACTTGTTGCGGAGTTCGGTCAGCCGGTCCGAGCGGGCGCGAGGATCAGCGGGCAGTTGTTCGGCTTCAACTCGCAACGTTGCGGGTTGGCTCTCCTCGAACTTCTTTGCGCGTCGCATGACATCCGCGATCCGTTCCGTGAGTGACGACGGCTGCTCGGTCCCCGGCACCTTCATCTTCGCCAACACCTCGGCGGCGTCGGGCTGGTTGGCATTGATGACATCGGCAACGCGTTTCCCGAACTCGGCGAGCGCAGCCCCGGCCATGTCGGGCGGCAGGCCGGTGGCCTTGAGTTTGTCGATATCTTCCTTCGCGCTCTTGAGTGCGTCGTGAGCCGCGCCCACGTCTAGCTCGCCCGCGATCCTGTCGGACGCCTTGTGCAGTCCCGTGAAGGCTGCGAAGGTGAGGAACTGACCCACCCCCTGTTTCAGCGCCTCGCCTTCCTTGCCGGCCATCAGGTTCTCGAACGTCCCATACCCCGTACTGATCTTCCAGGTGTCGGGTGTGAGGAACTTGTCCGCGAAGTTGGTGGCGCTATCGACCGCCCCCTGTTCGAGCACGCCAGCCCCAGCCTTCGCCATCGCACCGCCGAAGCCCTTCCGCGTGATCCCTTGCTGGAACTTGTTGAGGACGAGCAGGTTGGCGTACCCGTGCAGCCCGGCCGCCGAGAGACCGCGCCAGTCCGAGGGGTCGCGCCCCTGTGCGATGTTCTTCTCCTTCGCCTCTTCCCAGTACATGCTCGGCATGGTGGGCAGGAGTGCGGCCGTGCGTCCGAGGTTGGCCCGGGAGATGAGGGCCGCTTCCTCGCCGGTCGCACCACCCGCCGCTGCTAAACCGCGACCGAGCGAGCCGGGAGCCACGGCACCAAGGCCACGCAGAGCGGCCGAGCCGACGACGGCTTCCTGCGCCATCTTGGGAACACTCAGGATGCCGTGAGCAATTTCGGCGGCATCGCGCGAACCGAAGATGGTGCCTTCCTTCGCCACTTGCTGAAGGTACTCGTAGCGTGCGATCCGCTCCGCGTCGCCGGGATTGGGTGAGCCGTCCTTGTAGCGCTTGAGCGCCGCCTGATACTTGCTCGTGCCCTTGGCGTCGAAGAGGTCGGCAAGACCCAGCCCGGATCGCAAGAACTCACCGCCGGTGTCCGCCGCACCGAACCCCTGTTCCTTCTGCTTCTGGCGGGCGAGGTCGAGTTCGTAGGATTGCCCGAGCCGCTTGACGGCTTCCTGCCCGAACCCCTTGGCCTTCAGGATTTGCTGCTGTTCTTCGAGCGGTCGGCCGACAGCAACGCCGGCTGCGTGCGAGCGGGCCGCGTATTCCCCGGGCGTCAACTCCTGCCCGAGATTTCCCGGCGTCCAGGTGTCAACAGTCGTGGG